CTCTCCATTGGTTTTGTCGCATGATCAACGGCCTCTCACCATTAGCTAATGCCACTCTCGTGTGGTCAGTGGCTTCTGGGTATGCCGTAGATTCAGAAACTGGCAATTATGTGGCCCTTTCATCGGGTGTTACTTACTATGCCAGCTTGAGGCAAAAACGCAATCCACAGTACGATTATTTGCTTGGTGCTGATAATACGGCTGTGTACATGGAGGGACGCTTAACGGGGCCTCTAGCCCTCTCTGGCGTCACTCCTGGCAGCTCCGCCTCTGCCACGATCAACGGGAGAGAAGGACGGTTTGAGCTACTGCCGAACGAACAAATTGCTGAACATTATTGGCAATTCCTCGGCGCACCAATCAGGGGCATCTTTAGACTGGTTGGTAAAGGAAGTGTCCAAAACGCTTGATTTGATTCAAAGGGTTTGAGCTTCAATGCTCTTCAGCCTCTGTTCAAACAAACGTCTGGCACTTAACCACTTTCTCTTTCCCATTGCTGAGGTAATCTCATGCTCTACCACCCCACAGAGCTGGTTAAGAGTCAAGACGTAATTGTACGTGTTGGCTCCATTTCTGGCACCTCTCGTCCTGTTATCACTCAAAGTGGCGCCACGTTTAGCGTGAGCGGCGCTCCCACTCTCTTCACCCTTCAAGCAGCCACTACTGCCAACGTTGCTTTTAACGATGGCAATACCGAGTTCTATCTGCTTGGTGGCGGCGGTTACGCTGATAGCGTGATTGTCACCTCTCAAGCCACTGCTTCCATTACCTCCTATTTCCAGAAGGATGTGGATGGCACGGTGTTCATTCCGAACAGCTTTGACGAAGCGTTCCAAGTGATTGCCGCCACTCGCTACGACAAGAACCAGGAAGTCTATGTGGAGATTAATAAGCAGCTTGGCGTGAGCGGCACCACGTTCTACTATGATCGCGTGGCATTTGTTGCTTGCGTGATGAACTACGCTGAAGCTTATCCTGCTGATAATCTTGTGGAAGTTACCTTCGACCTTGCTAGCCGTGGTCGCATTGGCATCCACCAGAATGCTACTAGCACTGGTAGCATCATCCCAACTGCTCCTAACTGAGCTTTCTTCCCATTGTTTTCTGCTAGCCTGCCTATACGGCAGGCTTTTTTATTGTGAACGTTGCTCAACTTCGCGAAACTGTTGTCGACTTACTTTCGGCGTCGCCCAATTTAATTGGTAGTTATATTTTGCCTAATGGGAGCAATATTCCTGCTGTTTATGTGGTGGGTCAGAAAAGCGTTCCAACAGAATGGAAGGCCATTGGCCTTGAAGTGTCGATTAGACAGTATCCTGAGCGACTACCAGAGGCAGGTGTGGGCATTGTGAGCGTGCTCCAGCAATGGGAAGTAGTGTTGGTGCAATACAATCCTGATGGGAAGGAAATCGAAGATGCAATGGACAGGATGGTGAGGAGATTTCCTGATACTGCATTGCGTTTTACGCCTGGTGATGATATTGCCTATGAACGCTGCAGATTCATTATTCCCGATATGACCATTCGTCGTCTTTATCCTGGCCCCTGATTATGGCTACTGCTGGAGCGAGAATTATTGGCGCAAAGCAAATTGAACAGGCATTGTTGCAAGCTTTTGAGCAGTGGACGAAAGAGGATATTGACAGTAAATTCTGGAAAGCACAATTTATTGATCGAAAGTGGAAGTATGGTGGAGTCACTATTAGGAAAAATGGAGATGTAGTGGGGCCTGGACCTCGTGATATTTACGACTTAGGGTATTTGTACGAAAGCACAAGTTATTCATACGCATCATCATCGGAAGCAGCGGAGGCTAGATGGAATTGGGACGCAACGAACGCATCTGGCGATGAATATGCGAGCTACGTTCACGAGGGCACACAATTTATGCCTGGGCGGCCTTTCACGGATGATGTTTCTGATATGGCCTTTTCCTTTAGGAAACCCATCGGCAGGGCTTTATTGTCGAGGATCAAAATAGCACTGAAGGAACTTTAATGCAAATTGATTATTTATGGAGCGCAGACGGGCGCTGCCATGCCATTAATTGTCTCTATGAGGGCGCCAGTATTGAAACAGGCATCCTTTGTCTTATGGCATTTCCCGAAGACACTATTAGAATTGCGAACGAAGATCACTCTTTTTTAGTTGAAGTACCTAAGGAATTTCGTTCTCAAAGCGAAAGGGTGAAGGTTTTCAACGCCATCTTGAACGTTCTCGATCATGAGTAAGTATAGTTTCCTTCTGCAAAGCGAAGAGCCTGAGTATTTTGAACTCACTCCTAAAGTGCGCTTGCGTAAGCATGGTGGATGGCTAGTTGCCGAGGGTATTGAGCAAGAAGAACTGAGCAAGGCACAAAGCCAAGCTACCATTCGTGCCGTTCAGTTGGCAAAGCGTATTGCCACGACCAAGGGCATTCCTTTGGACGAAGCGTTTGCTCTGCTTCAGGGTGGCGCTGACATGACGGAAATGGAGCTGCTTAGCGACTTCACGGAAGAAACGCTTGGCATGATCAATAGCGGTGGCAGCGTCGAAACTAGTAATGCTCGCATGGTGACAGTGTTCATTCGCTGTCGTGGTGAAGGTCTGATTGATGGCGAATGGCTGCCCCTTGACGACTGGTCCATTGAAGACACTAAAGCCATGGGGCGCCTAGTGATCAACAGGGGCATGGAATTCATCATGAGCGAGCAGGAGGCTGAGGCGCAGGAAGCAGGACAAGCAAAAAAAGCATCTCGGAAACCGAAGGAAGTGTTGCCGAGCGATTAGAAAAACAGGCGCGACAATTCCTTAAAAGCTTGACAAAATGGGACGAGATTTATTTTCGTCTCAGCGCGTCAGACTTAAAGGACGGACGATGGGAGTCGGTTAATTTTGGTAAGCAGCGCGTGAAGGACGTGGTGACTGCTCTGAAATGGCTAGAAAAATATGATATTACCAAGTACAACATTAATAGTATTTCTACGGCCAAGCTTGGCACTGTAGTTGTCGGCGCATTAGCTGGAAAGAAAGCGCGTACTTCCATTGATGACTTCTTGCCCTTTGACACCAAGAGAATCAAGAAAGAAAACGGCCTGTCTGACGAAAGCCTGAAGGTTCTACAGCGCTTGATGCGTTCTAGAAGAATGGATGGCCGAGTGATTGCGTTGCTTGCTGATGAATTAAAAACAGCATCTTCGCGTGAACAAAGCGACGACTAGGCTACACTACAACAATAGGAACATTGTGCGAATATGGCTCAGCTTGAACTTTCAGTTGTCCTAAATCTTGCGAACTTTCGCACTCAGTTGGGCAAGCTGGCGCAAGCTTCTGCAGCATATTATTATCCGATCAATTTAACCATTGATCAGAGGGCGTTTAAAAGACAACTGACAGCTCTGGGTCAAATTAAAACCACCCTGCAAATTAAAGATGGTCAAATTGATGGCGCAAGAAAGCGCATTGGTGTATTAAATAAAAGCTTAGCCACTCTTCGCAGGGCGACTGCTACTCCCATCATTATTGAAACACGATATAAAGCGACTGGAGATGTGCCAGCGGCCAGGACTCAAGCGAAGAAGGCAGTCGCTACGGCGGTCAAGGGGCAGGATCTTGTTGACACGGCTAGTTATGAAGAACTTCAAAAGTTATATAAATTTGCACGCGCAGCGGGCCTTCAATTTGAGCAACTAAAGCGAGGTGCCGCAAGTAGCACTTCAGATTTAAAAAGAGTACTAGGGCCTGCGTTTCGAAACATTGGGTCTGATGTATTGGCTGGCATTAAGACTGGCCTGGCAAACGCAGACTCTCAACTTGCCAAAGTTGCGCAAGAAATGGGTTCGACTCTTATTAGCAAAACCAAGAATGTTCTTGGTATTAAGAGTCCATCGCGAGTATTTAAGGAAATTGGTCAAGATATCGTAGACGGTCTTGAGCTTGGCCTTGAAGATTTTAATTCGTTGCGAACCAAAATGGTTGGCAAGATGCGCCAATTTATTTCGGCTGTTAAACGAGAAGCAAGGGTGGGTGGCATTGCACTGGGAGGGCTTCTGTCTCCCATTGCAACACCTTCGGGCGCCGCCACTAGAACTATTCCTGGCGTTACGTCTCCCACTCGTGCAAGTGCGTCAACAGACCCTGGGCGCGGAAATCAGAGAATTTTAAATTCATTATCATTGCTAACTGGCAATCCTGCACTGTATCGCGGCAGGATGGCAGACCTGGGCGCTGGAAGACTTCCTTCCTCGCTGCTTGGAGCTGCACAGTCTCAATTCAATCTTGAAGAACTGGCGCCGTCGTTTAAACAGGCTCGACTTGCGAGTGGTACATCCCCTTTAGATAAAATTATTGACGAAGCATTCTTTGGCAGGGGAACTCTCCCCAAGGCTCAAAGTGCGCTTAGCACTCTTAATAATTCCTTGGAGCGACTTGGTAATGCTGCAAGAGCTGCATTGCCTTCAGGAATATTGCAAAGTGCATCGGGCAATCCTCGTATGAGGGCGTTTGGAGGAGTGGCCCCTGGCCAAAGCATGGGACTTTTTCAGCCCACGGCTCGTCCTACTACTTACCCTCCATCGGGAGGATTTTTAGAATTCTCTCGTCGTGCAACTGCAATTTCAGCAGGACTCCCTGGAAATGTCTTTGGAGGAAGAGGAGGTGGAGGAGGTCGTCCTCCTGGCGGTCCCTCTGGCGGATTTCCCTCTGATGGAATGCACATTCCATCCACTCAGCTAGGAGCAGGCTATTACGCGGTAGGCAAAGGATTAAAAGGTATTCAATCTGCCTATGGACAAGTTTCAAAATTTTTGGATACTAAAAAATTCCCTGTTACAGGCGCTATTTCGGAAATTGGCGGTGAATTTGGCAACGCCATCAAGCAAGTGCTGTTGTTTGGCACCGCTTACAAGGCATTAGCTTTTCTGACAAGTCTTCCTGGTCAAGCATTTGAAGCAGCAAAGGGACTCGCCACATATAAAAATCAGCTAGAGGCCGTCACAAAAGAATCTGGCACGTTTGAGCAATCTTTTGCTTTTGTTGACAATCTTGCTACGCGCTTTAATGTGCCGCTTAATAGCGCCAGGCAAGGTTTTGCAAAGCTTTATGCATCAATGAAGCCAGCGGGCTTTGACCAGGGTCAGATTGAAGGACTATTTACTGGCATTTCTAAAGCTGCTGCTGCTTTTGGTCTTAGCTCTGACAAGGTAGACCGAGTGAACTATGCCTTTGCTCAAATGGCCAGCAAAGGCCAAATCATGAGCGAAGAGCTGAAGGGTCAACTTGGAGACGTACTTCCTGGCGCTCTTGGATTATTTGCTAAAGCAGCTCAAATGAGCATTCCAGAATTTAGCAAGGCAATGGAGGACGGAGCCTTCAAAGGAAAAGCCATGGAGCAAGTCCTTGGCAACGTAGCCATTCTGTTAGACACTCAGTTTGGGTCTGCCGCAGAAGGCGCCTCTAAGACCTTGCAAGGTGCTGTCAATCAAATTCAAAATAATCTGCAATTGATGTATGAAAGTTTTGGGCCTATCGTCAATGCTGCTGCTGCTGCATTTGGGCCTCAAATTAATTCATTAATTAAAGATGTAACGGACACTATGAAAGTGCTTACTGGCACTTTTACGCAGGCAGGGGAAGGCTTTGAAACTTTAAGCCCACGAGCGCAAGCATTCTATTCTGCCATTCAAACATTGAGGCCATCGCTAGAACAAGCAGGCGTAGCGTTGGCGGACCTAGGAGGAAAACTGGCATCTTTATTGCCATTATTTGTTCAAGTTATCTCTGCGGCTATTAGTTTTGCTTCTAGCCCCCTGGGAAGGGGTGCCATTATTGCTGCAACAGCAATTGGTGTGTTGACAGGGGCGTTGAAGCTGCTGGAAGTAACAGGATTAAAGGCGGCGTTAAAGGCGGTTTATGCCTTTATTGGAGGACTGCTTAAAATTCCTGCTGCTACGGGAGCGGCACGTCTTGGCGTTATTAGCCTAAAACTTGCACTCACTGGCGTTTTTGTTGGCGCAATTTTCCTAGGGCTAGACCTTTTAATTGGTAAATTGCTCAACATTGGAGACGCCGCTAATGATTCGAAGGATGATATTCGAGGAATGAGGAAAGAGTTGGATGCAATGGCTGGCGCTGGAGACATTGAAAGCACAAGTAAGGCATATTTAGATGCAAATACTAAACTTGCTGCGGCAAGAAAGGCAAACCAAAAAGCATTGAGTGACCTCAGGGCGGCCAAGGCTCGGCCAGAGGGGGACACTCAAGCCGACATCAGCAAAGGAGTTGCTGTTGCGAATGCACAAACAAAGGCAAATGAAACTTACGCAAAGGTTCTAGAGGCGCAAAAAGACTTACAGGTAGCACGGCGATCTCGCGCAAGCGCAGTGGCGGTTCAAGAACAACAAGATCAGAGCACTAAGCAAGCATTACAAAAAATTGACCTTTCTGGTGAAGAGGAGGCTAATAAAAAGAAGACAAGCCTTGAAAGTTATTACAGTCTTCAGGATCAACTTGCCAAGGCTCAAACACAAGCTGATCTTGATCGCCTGGAGGCAGCGTTTGAACATGCAAGGGCGATGGTCAACGCCGAATATGACTTGCGTGAAGCGCGTGCCAATAGCTTCCAAAAGAAAGCCATTGCATTCCAGAAAGAAATCTTTGCCATTGTTTCTGAACAAGATGCCGCTTTATTGAAAAATAGAAGCAAGGTTCTGGCTGCAGCAGGCAGCGTCGAGGGAGGAGCTGGAGGTGGAGGAGGCGGAGGAAAAAATCTTGGCGCTGGCATTGCCCAATATATCACTGGCGACCCCTCAAGCCCGTTCTACAAGGCCGATCATGGTGGGGGCAATTATCACGAGCATCTTGCTTTTGTTAGCAGAGAAGCCGCAGAAGAAGCATATAAAAAATTAACAAGTGCTGGCGTCCAAGTAACAGAATTTAAAGGCAAAAGTCGAGTAGGAAGGCATACTCCAGGTTCCGCCCATTACGAGGGACTGGCATTTGACGTGCCTGGCGCCCAGGTGCCAGTGGGGCGCGAACGTGAATTAACCGCCCGTGTTCAATCAATACTTGGAATAGGAGGAGGCCGCCAAGCTGGCGCTCCCAGGGTAGTAAAAGGAAACGAGCGCAGAGATGAGCTGGCACAGCAGCAAGTAAGTCTTGCTACCAGGGAAATGAATGCTGCTGCAATAGAAAAAGAAGCGGAATCCACTCTAAAGTTACAAATTGCCACCGAAAATTATGTGCAATCTTTGGTGCCAACAAGCGAACAAGCACTGCAAAATCAACTACTAGCGCAACGAATTACGCTTACACGCGATAGTTTTTCACCAGAAATTTTGGAGGCTCAATTAGCCCTTGCTGAACAAGAATTGCAGGTAGCAGAGAACATCAGAATAAACACTGATGAAATTAATAAATTAACTGCTGCCAGTGGAAATAATGTCAAACAAATTAACGCCCTGAAAGATGCCAACGCTGGGCTCAAGGCATCTCTACCAGTATCTGCTATTCAGTTGCTTACCGAAACAATTAATAAAGAAAGGCTTGCCCTTGTGGAACGCACGAGAGCCACATTGCGAGATGCGGAAACCCAAGACAAAGTGAGCGATTTAATTATTGGAGGAATGTCGCGGCAAGCAGCAGAAGCAAAAGTTACTGCCGATAATTTAAGGAATAATTACAGAAAAGCATTGGAGGAAGCTACCAGGCAAGTTGATATCGCGGCTGCAGCAGAAGAAGCTTTTGCAATTACAAAACGCATGAATAAAGTGCTTACGGCGGAGCAAACGGCAGAATACGAGCGTTTAGCGCAAGCATTACGAGATGCCAAGAGGGCAAGAGATGAACTAGAAGGGAAAGCTCCAGGAGTTGAAAGCGATGCAAATGCAGCGGAGAATGCTGTGACCCCTAAGACTGCAAAAAGTTATATGGCAGATGGGCTCGCAGATGCTCAAGAAAATTTAGAAAAACTGACGAATGCTGGTTATCAAGTGGTGCAAGCTGCTAACGCCATTGGAGATGCTTTTGGTAATGCATTTAAAGGCGTTATTAATGGCAGTATGACTGTTCGCGAAGCGCTAGCTGGCTTCTTCCAGAGCGTTGCTGATCACTTTGCCGACATGGTGGCGCAGATGATTGCCGAATGGTTAAAGGCGCAAATAATTAAGGGCTTTATGAACATATTTAGTATGCTGATCCCTGGAGGGGGCGGAGCAATGGGTGATTCGGCCAAGTTTGGATTGAATACTCCAGATATGGAGCAATATTCCCCCTTGGGCGAGCTAGGAATAACTGGTTTTGCAACTGGCGGCATTGCCCCTGGAGGCTTCCGAGCATTTGCCAACGGAGGCATGGTCACAGGCCCCACTATGGGCCTCGTAGGCGAAGGTCGTTACAATGAAGCTATCGTCCCCCTGCCTGACGGCAAGAGCATCCCCGTCGAGCTAGGAGGGGCCTCTCAGGGCAATGTCAACGTAGTGGTCAATGTCGATGCAAAAGGATCACAAGTGGAAGGCAATGAAGCACAGTCCAAACAATTAGGACGCGTGGTTTCTGCTGCCGTACAAGCTGAAATTGTTAAGCAACAACGTCCTGGTGGTTTGCTGTCCTCATCGCGCTCGTTCTAATCATGGCTACTTTCCCTTCCATCGCTCCCACTTTTAGTGCTGTTAAAAACAGCCAGCCCAAGATTCGCACAGTTAAATTTGGTGATGGTTATGAACAAAGAATTAAATTTGGCTTGAATCAAAATCCAAAGGAATGGTCCCTCACTTTTATGGTGAAAACAGCTAATGCCAGTTCCATTGAAACGTTTCTTGACGCCAGGGCTGATGATGCCCAAAGCTTTGACTGGACGCCTCCTGATAGCACAACAAGTGGTAAATGGTTTTGTGATCAATGGTCAAAAGAAATGCTGAGCAATAGTTTCTTTAGAATTACAGCGACTTTTCGACAACTGTTCGAACCTTAAACAATGGCAGCTCCTGTTGCATGGAATAACGGCACTGCATACGCTCTTGGCGCTGTTGTTCGCGCTTATACGGACAATGGCGGCGGCTTCTTCTATCGCTGTATTGTCGCAGGCACATCTGGCGCTGTCGAACCGTTTTGGCCGACAGTTATTGGTAATGAAGTGCAAGATGGCACTGTCACCTGGATGGCAGTGTCAATCATTGCGGGTGATCTTCAGACACCAGCGCCTGATACCATCATTGAGATGTTTGAGCTTAGCCTTAATCTCGCCATCCATGGTACAAATGAAATTTATCGCTTTCATGCTGGCACTAATGAGCTATCAAGTTATGGCAACATTTTCTGGAAGGGTGACGAATATTTAAAATTTCCAATTGAAGCGGAGGGTTTTGAATATAGTGGACAAGGGCAATTACCACGCCCTAAAATTCGCATTAGTAACATTTTTGGCACCATTACAGCCATTCTGCTGACACTGCCTAATGGCTTGGAAGGCGCCAAGTTGACGCGCCTTCGCACGCTTGCTCGCTATCTCGATCCCGTTAATTTTCCCCCTAGTGGCGATGCACTATTAGCAGAAGACAATTTCTATCTTCTTTTGGAAGATGGCGGAAAAATTCTTATTGAGGCAATCAATGCCTCATCTGATGAAACTGCCGAATTCCCCAGAGAAATTTTCTATATCGACCGCAAAACGGCTGAAACCCGAGACGTGGTTGAGTTTGAAATGGTTAGTGCTATGGATCTCGCAGGGGTAAGAGCACCCAAGCGTCAGTGCATTAGTAATATTTGTCAATGGCGTTATCGTTCCGATGAATGTGGATATGATGGCACTAGCTATTTCAGTGCTGAAGATGTTCCAGTGACTGTTGCATCGTTGGATGTATGCGGCAAACGACTGGCAAGTTGCAAGGCAAGATTTGGCGCAAATGCAGAGCTACCATTTGGTAGTTTCCCTGGTATTAATTCAGCAACAGCATGATGACGTGGAGAGATGCCGCCATTGAACATGCCCAACAGTGCCTGCCACGGGAGGCGTGCGGGCTGGTGGTCATCATCAAAGGCCGCGAGCACTATTGGCCGTGTCAAAACTTGGCCGAATCACCTAATGATTTCTTCTTGCTTAATCCTGATGACTACGCAGCGGCTGAAGACGAAGGGGAAATTGTTGCCATTTTTCATTCCCACCCATTGACCCCAGCAGCACCATCGCCAGCAGACTTAGCTGCATGTGAAGCCAGTGGCTTGCCTTGGTACATCGTCAATCCCAATACACTGCAATGGGGCGCGTGTAAGCCATCAGGCTACAAAGCGCCTCTTGTTGGCCGTTCGTGGGTGTGGGGCGTGCATGATTGCTGGAGCCTGGCGCGTGACTGGTATGCCGAGCAGGGTATTGTGCTGCGCGATTGGGAGCGCATCGGCACGCCAACTGACTTCCAAGCGCAGCCATATTTTGATGACAAGTGGAAGGCCACTGGTTTTCGTGAATTACTTCCTGAAGAAGAACTTGAGCGCGGCGATTTGTTGTTTATGAGTATTGCTAGTAGGGGCTTAAATCATTGCGGTGTTTATTTAGGCGAACAAACAATTTTGCATCATTTACAAAATCGTTTAAGTTGTCGCGAGCTTTATGGCGGATGGCTCCTAAAATGTACTGGAAGGAGGTTGCGTCATGCTGCGTAAGATTAGGCTTTACGGAGAACTCGCAAAGTTCGTTGGCCATCGTGTGCTGGAAGCAGATGTGGCATCTGCAGCAGAAGCAGTGCGATTCCTGTTGGCGAATTGGCCTGAGCTGGAGCAGCATATGGCGAAGCAGCACTACCGCGTGCGAACTGCCGCCCATGATCTAGGCGAGGAAGACCTGCACAACCCAATGGGACAGGAGCTGCGGATTATCCCCGTGATCGCTGGCGCCGGAGCAGTCGGGCGAATTATCATTGGCGTTGCACTTGTAGCATTTTCGTTGTTGCTACCTGGCGTTGGTGCCGCCATTGGTGGCGCATTGATGACCAAAATTGGTCTTATTGGCGCGTCGCTAATCCTGACTGGCATCGCTGGCCTTTTGACGCCCACTCCGAGACTTGCGCAAGGTACAGACAGCGAAGGCGATCCACGCAAGAGTTTCAGTTTTAGCGGAATTCAAAATGTTAGTCGCGCAGGAATTCCAGTGCCCGTTGTTTATGGCGAAACGCTGGTCGGCAGCGTCGTTGTCAGTGCTGGCATCGACATCGTGCAGGTGACAGCATGACCATTTACGGCGCTGGTGGTGGCGGCGGCAAAGGTGGTGGCGGCAGCCGCAGCGGACCATCCACAGCAAAAGACAATCTAGATTCCACGTCCTACGCAAACATCATTGAACTACTCAGCGAAGGGGAAATCGAGGGTTTTGCCACTCCATCAAAACTTGGCCTAACGCGAAACACTACGGAATATAACAATGCCGCACTAAAGGACATCTTCCTAAATGACACGTCAATTCTTCGCAATGGTGCCAGCATTAGCGGCACACCACCAGACAGCGATTACAACTTTCGTGATGTAACGATTGTCACTCGCTTTGGTGAGCAAGATCAGCGTTATGTGCCAGGGTTTGGCCCTATTGAAAATGCAACAAACGTAGGCGCTCCGCTGGAAGAGGCAGGAGATCAGTCAACCATAGAGATTACCGATCCTGAAATTGACGCAGTGCGCGTAACAATCGACGTGCCTCAACTGCAGCAAATTACAGACGCGGGTGACATCATTGGTGCTGAAATTGAGCTGACCATTGCCGTTGCGTACAACGGCGGCAGTTACACCACAGACGCAGATACAACAGGCTTCATTCGAGATCGTATTGTCGGTCGCACCAGTGACCTGTATCAACGCGACTACATCATCAATTTAACGTGGCCCGCCCCTCCTCCTGGAGTTACGCAATCAGCTTCCATTCGTGTTACTCGCGTCACCCCAATAAGTTTTGACAGCACGAAACTTTCTAATTTCTTCTCGTTGTCAAGTTACGGCGCAATAAACTACGAAAAACTTAGCTATCCAAACAGCGCCTACGTTGCGATGCGTGTTGACGCGGAGCAATTTAACTCCATCCCAAGCCGCGCATATAGGATTCGCGGCATCAAAGTTCTCATCCCATCTAACGCCACGGTTGACATCACCAATGGCCGGTTGATTTACAGCGGCGTATGGAACGGCACTTTTAGTTTTGCACAGTGGTGCAGCGACCCCGCATGGATTCTGTGGGATTTGCTGACCTCCACGCGCTACGGCCTAGGCGATCACATCCAGCCAGCCACACTTGACAAGTGGGCATTTTATCGCGCCTCGCAATACTGTTCAGAGCTGGTGCTAACTGGTTTAAGTGCCACTGCTGTTGAACCGCGATTCTCCTGCAACGTCAACATCCAAACAGCGGAGGAGGCTTACAAGCTCATCAATGATTTGTGTTCAGTGTTCCGCGCCATGCCGTTCTGGAGCATCGGCAGCATCAGTGTTACGCAAGATCGCCCAGCAGATCCTGTCGCGCTATTTACGCTTGCGAATGTCACCGAAGCTGGTTTTTCCTACGAAGGTAGCAGCATCAAAACTCGCGCCACTGTCGCCATCGTTGGCTGGCTCAATCTTGACATCAAGGACATTGACCGCGAGATCGTAGAAGACATTGACGGCATCAACAAATATGGCGTCATCACCAAGGAAGTCAGTGCCTTTGCTTGTACGAGTAGGGCGCAGGCCCACCGAATTGGGGAGTGGCTTCTTTACTCTGAAAAATTTGAAACTGAAGTGTGTTCATTTTCCACTGGCGTTGAAAATGGCATACTGCTACGCCCTGGATCAATTATTAGTATTGCAGATCCCGTCAAGAGCGGTCAACGGCGTGCTGGACGCATCAGCTCTGCTACGACCACCGCCATCACAGTTGACAACATCGGAAATGTGACGGCAGGACAGCTCAGCGTGGTGCTGCCTGATGGTATTGTCGAGACACGCAGCATCTCTGGCATTGTTGGTCGCGTCATCACCGTATCACCAGCATTTTCCGCTGCGCCATCAGCTAATGCTGCCTGGCTATGCGATGGCAATAACGTGGCCCCAACGCAGTGGCGCGTACTTGGCGTTCAGGAGCAAGATGGCATCAGCTATGCCGTCAGCGCTATTGCTTACAACTCCAGTAAATATGACTACATCGAGCGTGGTACAGCGCTGGAAAGTCGTCCCATTTCAGTATTGAACATTCCGCCTGACCCTCCGATTGGTCTTGAGGCTACAGAAGTGCTATATGTGCTCAATGGACGAGTGGCTACTAAGTTATCGCTTACTTGGCAACAAGTGCGTGGCATTAATGAATACCGAGTGCGGTGGCGTAATGACTTCACCAACTGGAGTGAGCGCAGGATTTACGGCCCCGTCTATGAAATTGAAGATGTAACGGAAGGCGCCTACAACATTGAAGTGAGTTCTATTAGTGCCACGCAGGTCATCAGCAGCTCTCCCACTCCATTGACCGTGAATGTGGCTGGTGTGACCGCACCGCCAGCCAACCCAAGTGGTGTGAGCCTGGTGCCAATCAACGAAAGCTCAGCCATCATCCAATGGAATTTGGCAACTGACTTGGACGTGCTAGTGGGCGGTGAAGTGCTGCTGAGGCATGATCCACGGGCACTGCCAGATGCGGAATGGAGCAGCAGTAATGCCATTGTGCAAGCGGCTACTGGCAGTCAAACGCAAAAGCAAGTGCCGTTGCTTGATGGCACTTATTTCATTGCGTTCCGCGATCAGTCAGGGCAGCGCTCGCTAATACCAAGTGGCATTCCAGCCGTACTACCAACACCTCAGCCACGTTTAGTTGTCAAGACTTGGACGGAAAATCCAGCCTTTAGCGGCGGCACCAACACTAATCTGCCTTATAACGCTGGAAAGATCGGATTATTTCTTAATCCAGCATCTGGACTGACGGGCGAACGTATCTATGCGGATACGCTTGATCTTGGGCAAATATATGATGTCAACATCAGGCGGCGTATTGTTTCAAGGCCTGAAGCCGTTTCTGGCGTCGTGTTTGATAGTGTCAGCGGCGAGTTTGATGCCCAGCCAGGCGATTTTGATGGCACCAACCTCGATCAAACCAATGCCATTACTTACGTTCGCACCACGGCAGATAATCCTGCTGCTACGCCAGTTTGGTCTGCATGGAACGAATACGCCAATGCCATCGTTCGCGCCCGTGGCATCCAACTTAAAGTGGTGGCAACTACTGTTAGCAATCAAGTGGGAATGATCATTTCTGAGCTGGGCGCAACGGCTGAACTCCAGCAACGCACTGAAAGTGGTAGTGGTACGGCAGCCTCCGCGAGCGGCGTCGTCTTTCCCAGCGCGTTCTATGCAGCGCCTCAAGTGACCATTAGCCCATCAAATATGGCAACTGGCGATTATTTTGTGGTAAGCGGTGTGACGCGCACTGGTTTTACAGTAGCATTTGCTAATAGTGCTGCTGCTGCTGTGACCAGGAGCTTTAGCTATACTGCCGTTGGCTACGGCAAGGAGGTTTAATGCCACAAGCAGACCAATTAATAGCGAATGCATCGTTCCCAACGGTACGCGCTGACATCAACAGCAATCTTGCCGCGCTGTTTAGCAACAATAGCGGCAACATCGAGCCGTCTCCAGCCGCTGGGGCTGCGGTCAAGGCGGTGGCGTTTATGGACTGGATTGATACCAGCGGCGTCAATCCAATCTGGAAAAGACGTAACGCAGCAAATAACGCATGGATTACTGTTGCCACTATTGTTGGCAATACCATCAGCTTTGAGGGCACCCTACCTTCGCAGTCGGGACAAAGTGGCAAATATCTGACCACTAATGGGACAGTCGCAAGCTGGGCATCTACTGTTGCAGGGCTTAGTGATGCGAAAGTGTTTACAGCTTCTACTACTTGGATATGTCCAGCGGGCGTCGGCAAGGTTCTAGCTGTTGTAATTGGTGGTGGTGGTGGTGGTGGTGCTGGTCCAGGTCCAGGTTATGGAGGTACATTCCCTGGGTATGGCGGAGGAGTTGGCGGCTATGGACTTGGATTATTGACTGTCACGCCAGGAAGCCCATATACAGTAACAGTGGGAGCTGGTGGCACTGGTGGTACTTCATACTTTAGCGCTGGACTTGATGGTGGAACTAGCACCTTCTCTACTATTTCTGCAACTGGCGGCGGCGGCGGAAGTGCCCCAGGGGTTGGGGGTGCGCAGGGAACCGATGGTTCATGCAGTTCTCTTGATGCAAACCTGCGAAGATCCAACGTAGAGGTAGCTATTCCTCCATTTGTAAATGCAGGCGCTTTTAGAATCAGCAGGGGCACAGCCGCTGGGACTTCTCCTGCGGAATGGGCAGTAGACTCCCCTTATAGTCCAGGCTCTTATGGCGCGGGTGGTGCTGACGCTTCGCTCGGAGCAGGCGGTGTTGGCGGTGTCATCGCTCTTTTCTATTGATTATTATGCTCTACGCAATTGTTGATTCTGAAGGACTTGTCGTTAATTCCATTGAATGGGACGGCAGTACGGAATGGAAGCCACCAGCAGGGTGTTCCATTGTCCCCCAAGGAAATGGTGGCATTGGATGGTCTTATGCTGATGGCGAATTTGTGCCGCCAGTTGCTCCTGTTGAGGAAGCTCCCGAGCCCTTTGAAGCCCTTGCTACAGCCATTGAAGCCCTTTCCCCTTCCATTGAAGAATAATCATGCCTGATCGTTTGATTTCTGCCCTTGCGGCACTGACGACTCCAGCGGCTGACGACTATTTGCCCATCGTCGATGTGAGCGAAGGTGCTGCTGCTAGTAAAAACAAGCGCATTACAGTGGAAGAGCTGTTTCGCAGTATCCCCAATGGTACGGCTGCAGCTCCTTCTATTTCCTTTGAAGGTGACCCCAATACTGGTTTCTATTTACCTGGCGCTGACACACTCGCATTTGTTGAAGGAGGCGTAGAAGCATTTCGACTTACTTCCACCGGAAGGTTGGGAATTAACACTCAGGTGCCTGGAGAGCTGCTGGAGATCAATAATCCCGCTGCTGATACTGGAATATGGATTAGGTCACGGGGGGCAAATAACAGGAAAGCCCATATATTCTTCCTGACACTCAACAGCGGTGGCGGTTCTACTGGGGGAACAATTTTCCATGATGGAAACGGGCTTGCTTTTAGTAATATAACGAATACCACTGCTGAAATCTTCCGCATTGACTCAGGAGGAAGATTTCTGGTGGGGACGAATGTTGCTCGCACTGGGACATTCTTTGGCACGCCCAGGCTTCAACTAGAAGGCGATAACAATGACAGATCAGCATTCAGTATCACCAATACTACAGATGGTGTAGCAGCCCGCGCCGCGAACATTCGTTTTGCTCGCATTCGTGGCACTGTTAATCCCGTCGCGGCAGGGGACACACTTGGGGAGATGGGTTTTTGGGGATATGACGGCACCAATCTTCAGAACGGTGCGTTAATTGAGGCAGTCGTAGAAAACGGGGTTGGTGCAAGTTCAATGCCAACTCGTCTGGCGTTCCACACTACCGTCAGTGGTGCTACTACTATAACGGAGCGTTTCCGTATCACCAATGATGGTGTAATTGCACACGACCAACCAGCCCCTACTGCTGTCAACGCCACTGAAACGCTGACCATTGATAAACTGAAGACTGGCATTATTACCAGCACTTCAGCAGCAGCCACTGACATGACGCTGCCTACTGGCACTGACACAGAAGCTGGATTCAGCGCCGTCTACACAAACTTCACCTTTGAGTGGAGCGTGATCAACACAGGCCCTAGCCTGGTGCGCGTACTGGCTAACACGACCACTCATCTTGTTGTTGGATCTGGTTCTGTTGCCACTGGCACGTCTGGTCGCTTTGCCACACGGCGAACAGCCGCTAACACTTTCACCACTTACCGCCTGGCTTAATCCGTTGTTATGCTGTGGCTTTTAATGGCTCATGGCAGTTAAGACGAAAGGAGGCAGCGCAGCCCTCAAGCGGCAGCATGAGCCTGGTCCTCCGAAGCTCACCCGACAAGGACAAGGAAAGCGGAGCAAGCCTTCTCATGGCCGTAAAAAGCTACGAGGACAAGGGAAAGGCTGATTGACAATGGACAAGACAGAGGCTAGGCTTCGGCTTGGCCTCTTTTTTCATGCAATGCCTTTCGTTGATTCCTATTCCTTTTCCCATCGTTGGTCTGGGGAAGCGACTAGCGATACTGCTGGCTATCAAGAAATCATTCATCAATGCCAAGAAGTGAATGCAACTGCTTTAACTAGACAGTTTTTTCAATTTGCAGTGGGATGTGGTTATTCCCCTAAGAATATTGTTGATGCCTTTGATATGCTTGCCGATGAATATGGCGCAGCGTATTGCGACTATGATAAAAAGAAAAGCGACTAAATAAAATGGGCCAAATAGTTCGTGGTGGAGAGCAGTTTGAAACTGCCATTCAAGCTGATCATCGCGGACAACTGTTGCAGCAGGGACCAGACAGCGGGGCGTTAGATGCCTTTGGAAGGCAACGTTTTAGCCAACCATTTACGCTGTTTGATTCCATGCTGCGCTATTCAAAGCGCACAGACCTATGGGACGAAGCAGTAGTGGGTGGTGGCACTACAAATTATCTGACGAATGAAAGCTCTCTGGAGCTTAAGACAACTGTGGCATCAGGGGACACTGTGCTTCGTCGTTCGCGGAGACACTTCCCCTACCAGCCAGGCAAGTCCTTGATCATCATGGCAAGTTTTGTCGGCAATGCACCTATTGCTGGACTTGTGCAAGAAGTGGGATATTTTGATGATGACAATGGCGTTATGCTGCGAGCTAATGGCACGAGCGTGCAATTTGTTGTTAGGAGCAGCGCTACTGGCGCCATTCAAGAAGATATTGTCAACCAGTCGGAATGGAACATTGATTCCTTTGCGGGGCTTGATTTTACGAAAGCCAATATTTTTGTTACTGATTTGGAATGGTTAGGCGTAGGACGAGTGCGTTGTGGTTTTGTTGTTGATGGTGAAATTCGCTACTGCCACGAATTTAATCATTCCAATAGTGTTGACAAAGTGTATATGACTTCGGCAATATTACCAGCATCATATCGCTTATACAATTCTTCCTCCATTGGTTCTTCCGCTGTTTTAAAGCAAATTTGCACGAGCGTAGCAAGTGAAGGAGGCTATCAGCCAACTGGTCCTATTTACATCACGGGGCGTGGTGCAAGTGGCTTCACGGCAGTTTCTTCTGAAACGATGGTGGCAGCCATTCGCATGGCAAGTGGTCGCACCGACAATGTAATCATTCCAGCTCAAATTGATGCAAGCATTGGAGGAAATCCTGCTTCTAATGTTGTTGCGCAATGGAGGCTACGGTTGAATCCAACAGTTAGTGGCACCTGGCTTGCCGCTGAAAATGGCAGAGGAAATGTGCAAACCATGAGCACTGGCACATTCTCTGGCGGCACGATTATTGGAGCTGGTTTAGTGGCATCTCGCTCCTCCATTGAATTTGACCCTGAAAGCGGCCTAGGCCTTTCATTAGGGCAAAGTATCAATGGGACAAGCGACATTGTTATTTTGACCATTCAATGTAGCTCTTCTGAAAATGCCACTGGTTTAATTGGTTGGCGAGAAGTGGTATAAATTATTGTTGTCTGCATTGTGCTGCTGAGGAGGCTATCCTAGAATAAGTAAAATACGCAGTTACCATGGCGCAGAGGATTGTCAGTGGGGAACAATACGAAGCCTTCTTAATTGGTGGCGACGTAGAAGGAGGTTCTATAACTATTGACGGTAAAGCCTATCGCAGTACCGTCAGTATCACTCGACCTAGTGACACCACTGCTTACACGGCAGGTGATGTTATCGGCACCAACAGTAGCGCCATTCACACACTGAGTGGCATTGGCCCAAGTGGTGGATTTGTGATGGTTCAAAGCATGGCGCTATTCATCGCCAACACTTCTGTACCCGCTGGCATGGGCGCATTTCGCGTGCATCTTTACAGCAGTAGTCCTACTGCCATTGCTGATAATGCTGCTTTTGACCTTGTGAGTGGTGATCGCAGTGCCTATGTAGGCTTTGTAGACCTTGCCACTCCGCAAGATCTTGGCAGTACCATTTACACGCAAACTGATTATGCTGGTCGCCTTGTAAAACTTGCAAGCGGCAGCACAAGTCTCTTTGCTCAAATTGAAACTCGCAATGCTTATACTCCTTCTAGTGGCGCAGTGTATGAACTGCGCACAAGTACTTTGGAGGCAAGCTTGTGATTTATCCAGCTACTTATGATATTTCGTTGCTGCAAAACTCCACATGGAAGACGCAGTTGCGCGTAACGGAAAACAAGAAGGAAATAACAAGTGTTCAAGTTACGGCATCAGGAGTGCCTACTTTCACCGCAGCGTGTCATGGCCTGAGTGCTAGCAATAAAGTTGTATTCACTGGATCAAGCGCGTGTGGCTTAGACGAAAACGTTGTTTACTATGTAATTGCAACTGACCTTACGAGCAGCACGTTTAAAGTGTCAAGCACCGCAAGTGGGTCAAGTGTAACAATTTCCGGGAGTTTCCCTAGTGCATTGTATGTGTCTACTCCCATCGACATCACTGGTTACACTATTGATGCTGACATCAAGGAAACTGACACCTTGACGCAAGTGGCAACATTTACTACTGCTTTAATTACACCTGCCGAAGGTTTAGCGGAGCTTTCTATTTCCCCGGCAACTACTCTTGGTTTAAATCCTGATGTTTATGCTTATGATGTAAGTCTTACAAGTCCTGGCGGTGAAAGGTATTATTGGTTAAGTGGCAATGCAACTGTTGTTCGCACCTATTCGAGGAACTAACCAATGGCAACTGTCGGTTTAAATGTTATTGCTACTGATGACGCACAGTTAGTACTCAGCGCAGTAGGAGTGCAAGGTGCATCAAGTGTTGCAGGATTTTTTGACGTGAGTGGCGTCACTTATGCATTGAGTCAAAATGATAAGAACAAAGTGGGGCGTTTTACAAACGCCAGTGGCATTACGGTGACAGTACCTAGCGGGCTATCTACGGACTTTAACTGTGCATTGTTGCAACTGGGTGCAGGGCAGGTTACTGTTAGCCCCGCTAGTGGAGTGACTAGGCGAGCGGCGTTATCTGCAACAAAGACTGCCTATCAATATGCAGCGGCTAGTATCTTTTACATTGGCAATAACGAATTTCTTCTTGGTGGAGAGGTGACAGCATGAGCATTCTTGCCCCTATTGTGCGTCCGCTGGCTTTAACGCCTGGCTGGGCCAAGAATGAACTGTGGCGAAAGGCGCGTGCAGTGCCGAGCATTGACTTGCGTTTTGCTGATAGCAAGAGCTTGGTTGATGCCTATACAGGCCAAAATCTGGTCACCCACACCCGCGCCAGCAGCGGCACGTTTGTGGGTAGCGATGGGGTGTTAAGGACGGCGGTGACGAACCTTAAAACGTTCAGCGATGCAATCCTTACTGCAAATAGTTATGGCGCAAACCTCTCAACGCTGACAACTGTTACAACCGCAACTCCAACTACATCTACCACAGCTTCTTTGTTCACATTGAACGCCGGGGCAAACACTGGAAATAATACGGATGGTTTTAGCTTTGGTAATGGCACGTTAACCAACTCAACTCAACATACCCAGTCTTTATTTGTAAAACCTGCTGGCACTACTGTTTTAAGATTACGTAGCAACGTTGGTGGTAGTCTTTTTGATTTTACTTTGACGGGTAGCGGCACAGCGCCAAGCATTTCTAGTGATTTACAAGGCGCTTCCATTGTTGCCCTTGCAAACGGCTGGTATCGCGTTTCCTGGACCTTTACTACAACTACTTCTGCCCCTGGAAATCGTGGCGATTACTGGACAATCAAGACCAACGTTGCCGATGGGACCAACGGTCTTTACGTGGTTGGCGCCCAACTAGAACAGTCCGCCACCGTTGGCGAGTACATCCCCACCACGTCCACGATCAACTCTGCTCCACGCTTCGACCACAACCCACAGACAGGTGAAAGCCTTGGCCTGCTGGTGGAAGAGGCGAGGACGAACAGCATCCGTAACAACACTATGGTTGGTGCGGTGGCGGGTACACCTGGGTCAACTCCCACTAATTGGGCTGCTTCTACAACCAACGCAGAGCTGACGTCCCAAATCATTGGAGTTGGATCAGAGTCTGGAATTTCTTACATTGACATCAAGATATCTGGAACGGTAACAGCGTCTAGGTCTTTTGACCTAAACTTTGAACAGGTGGGGAGTATTGCTGCATTATCTGGGCAGGTTTGGACTCAATCCGTTTACTTAAGGCAAGTTGGTGGATCACAATCAAACATTGCTGCAATTTACCTTCAGGCAAATACATATACTGCTGCCATTGCGTATCTTACAACCCCCTGGCTTACCGCTGTAACAGTTGGCTCAGGCAGTTTAATTACACAGCGTTTTACTGCAGGCAATGCTTTGACTGGAGCAACTACTGCTTATATTGCGCCATTCTTAAAAATTTCAACAGCAACTACGGGCGCCGTCGACTTCACCATCCGCGTCGGCCTGCCCCAGCTTGAGCAAGGCGCCTTTGCCACTTCTCCGATTCTGACATCGACCGCAACCGTAACCCGCGCCGCTGATGTGGCCAGCATTACTGGGTCGAACTTTGGCACGACGAGGACCAATCTGCTGGTTAGGAGTGAGGAGTTTCAGACAACGTGGTCGCCCCTTAATGTCACCGTATCTACTGATACCTCCATATCTCCAACTGGTAGCTTAACAGCGGATACGATTACACCAGCGGCCTCCAGTGCAGCTCATCTTATTTCACAGACGGCGACAGTTGTAGCATCTACGCCATGCACGGCTTCTGTTTATATAAAAAATGATGGCGCACCATTTGTCCAAGTGGTTTATGACAATGGGTCTTCTGTTGGAGCCTTTATCAACGTAAATACTTCAACCGGCGCAATCACGAGGGGGCCAGAATTAGCAGGAGGAGCTACTAACGCTACCGGCAGTGTTGTTTCTGTTGGCAATGGCTGGTATCGAGTCAACGTCGGGGCCACTCATACTGGAACAATTGGCCGAATACTTATTTCCCCTTTGCCAGCGGCAAGCTCTGCGGCCAGCGTAAACCCGTCTACAACAACAGCAGCAACAGATAAGGTTCTTCTCTGGGGCGCCCAACTAGAGGCCAACTCCGCTGTAACTCCGTACATCCAGTCGCCGTCGGTCTTCACGAGCCGTGCGTCGTCGGGTACGTACGTTGGCGGTGATGGGGTGTTAAGGACGGCGGTGACGAACCTGCTGCTCCGGAGTGAAGCAATAGCGACAAGTCCTTGGTTTGGTGGGGCTAACACCACACTGACCAACAACACAGGCGAAGTACTCGACCCAGCGGGTGGATCGACAGCCACAAAAGTACTTGTATCAGGGGGAACTGGCGCATTTGGACAAGGCGCAACGCTTACCGCAGCGGTTCATTCCGGAAGCATATGGCTGAGATGCGCTACTGGCACCATATCAGCAAGCTTAATTGTTTACTTAGGAGTATCTCCTTTTACAAATATAGGGACAACAAATGTAACTATTACAACAACTTGGCAACGGTTTAGTGTTGTCACGTCTACAGCAACTGCTGCTTCTTATAACTTGCAGCTCAACAACATTGGCGCAGGAACTGTTTACGCCTGGGGCGCCCAACTAGAGCAGTCCGCCACCGTTGGCGAGTACATCCCAACAACGTCTGCCATCAACAGCGCAGCCCGCTACGACCATGATCCAGTCAGCCTCATCAGCAAGGGCCTCCTGTTGGAGGACCAGAGGACAAACAGCGTCACCAATAACACGATGGTTGGTGCGGTTGCTGGTACGCCTGGAACACTGCCTACTGGTTGGGGCGCCTTTGTCTCTCCCACTGGACTGACGCGCACAATCGTGGGCAGTGGAACCGTCAACGGCATCAACTACATTGACGTTCGTTTTAACGGAACTCCCAGCTCAACAAGTGAAATAACTCTGTATTTGTCGCCTCAAACAACGGCAACGCTGGCCCAGGCTTGGACATCCACTGCTTGGCTTTCAATAGCAGGCGGAAGCACTTCAAATATCGCAGCGATTCTCCTAAGAAATTTTGAGCTTAACTCTGGAACGTATGTCCGTGAAATTGCCACTAACTATGTTTCAAGTATTTCTTCTGACTTTGTTAGAAGGCAAAACATTACTACTTCTTTTGGGGCCAGTGCCAACCAGATTCAACTTGCTTTAACCTTCTTTGCCACGGCAGCAGGCACACCGATTGACATCACCCTCCGCATCGGCCTGCCCCAGCTTGAGCAAGGCGCCTTTGCCACTTCGGTCATCCCAACCACGGGGTCAACGGTCACGCGAGCAGCGGACATCAGCACCAGCGTCGCCACCAGCGTGCTTGAAAGCTCCTGGTATAACCAGACGGAGGGGACGGTGTTTGCGGAAGGAAATAGCTACGGGTTTTCGGCGTTTAATTTCCCAACTTTTGCTGGCATATCAAACGGAACTGCAAATAATAGATTGCAATATGCATATATTACATCAGGACTTGGTGGGTATTTGGTTGCGTCTGGAGGGTCAACTGTTGTTGAAATCTACCCTAACATCGCAATAAACCCACGTCGTGCGGCATTTGCAGCGGCGGCAAACAATTACGCCGTTTCCTTTAATGGTGCATCGCCAGCGGTTGATACTGCGGGAAACATGCCTATTGGCGTAAACCAAATGCAAATTGGCAATCTACTTGGAGCAGGTGAAACAAATAATTTCTTTGGCACCATCAAGCGCCTCACCTACTGGCCCACCCGCCTCGGCAACGAGGTCTTACAACGCATAAGCCAATGACCACAACCATGACTGAACAACTAACCCCCGGCACGTTCTTCCGCTTCCCCGACGAAGCCGCCGGTCTGGCCGCCCTTGATGCTGCTGGCTTGCTCAACGAAGAAGGCGAGTACATCGTCTCCTCCGCAGACCATGCCCTTGACGTGATCGGCTTGATCTATCGCGGTGGTGAGTGGAACCCCGAAACCGGCGAAGTAGTGGTGCCACCAACGCTGCTTGACGGTTGGCATGTCAACTATCAAGGCGAACTGCCTGATGACTGGGAGCAGTACGCCGTCCATCCACAAAACCCTGCGAGGGTGTGGGCGTAACCAGCTTTAGGCATAGAATGCTGGACGACTGCCAGCAGTAATTCTCATGCCAGGCCCCTTTGTCGATTCATGGAAGAACCAGCAAGCTGAAGCCATTGCAGATGCGCTTCATGAGCTTGTTGCTGCTCCTGATGCATCTCCTGAAGATGCTGCAAAGGCTATTGACTATGCCATTGACACTTGGCTAGATTACTTCGACGCCGAAAGGGGAAAATGGCAGCAGCTCAAGACCATTCTTCGTCGCTGAACAATTGGCTGGATTCGCCTGAACTGCAAGCCTTGCGAGAAGAATGGCGGCAAGAGGAGCGCACCATTAAAGCTGAAGACCAAGCATGGTGGGATAGCTTATCAATGGAGGAACGCGCCAGGGCTTTACGGCAAGTGACAAAATTGATGCACAAAGCAGAAGTGGAAGATCAAGGATCCTATCGCTATGCCATGTATGATATTTTCGAGGTGGACTATTTAGACGGCATCCTTTGCCCCTATATGGAACTTCATAATCTCATTCATCGTGGTTTGCAGGCGGCTGAATAGTGACAATTTCATTTGGCCACGGTTGAGTCCATGCCCCTCTGATGCCCATGGAGCCATCATCAAGCTCATAGTAAATAGCCTGTTCCAGAACCAATTGCTGAGTGCCTCCAAGTCTTTGGGCTTCTTTAAGGACAATGGGGGAAAGCATGGTGATAGTACGCTTTTCTTGGTTTTCATAGTTTTGAAGAGCCCTGTCCACTTCCATCGTAATTTTCTTTTGCAACAGCCTCTCATTAGCAATAATGCGTCTGTTTAATAAGCTGTCCATTCTTCGCCATCGTTCCCCCTTGTCTTTGGCACTCACCCTCTCACGCAGCTCTAGATAGCGCTCTAAGCTTTCCTCTTCGCTCATTCCACATCGCACTGCCAACATGGTCAGAAGAGCCAGTAGGAGGGCTGTGAGGGCTACCGTGCGAGGCTCTAAGCCAGTGAGAAAGGAGAATTCAGGAAGACGCTTCATGGCGCTTAACGGCTTCTGTGATGACCCTTTCAATGCGATAGTTCAGCAGCTCTTCGTCCCTAATAATGAAATCGTTAATGGCTTCTAAGCCTAGTTGGCTTTGTAAAGAATCAATGGCAAAGAACAAGCTTTTCTTGCTCACACCAGGCACTAAAGCAGCAATGTCTAAAGGAAGTTTTAGCAGTAGCGCAATTTGTGCATAGTGGAAAATGGTACGCTTTGGCCTGCCTCCACTAAATGACCATTCCCTTCCATCGCTCCTCGGCTTTTCAAGAATTTTCATAATTCTCCAATGCTTCATCTACTGCTTGTTTTGCCCCTTGGAACTGACTAGGCTCGCGCAATTTCTTGGTGTCAAATAGCACTGTAGGAACCATGCCTTCATTACGCTGCGTCAAGCGAAGACCAAAAGCCGTGCCAGAGGGCTGTAGGTCAATGGACGAAGCAGATGAAAGCTGAACACTACCAGCGCTTGTCTCCAGCTTCAGCATCTTTGCTTTAGCTGCAATGTCAAGCCATTCCTTTGGGCTTTCTGGGGCGCCTTCAATGCTCATGGCTTAATCAACATTCCCCATCCATCGCCCCCTTGTACCTCCCATCGTGGGAGCCAGTATTGATTGGGGAAGGTAGCGTATTTGCCTCCTTGAGGGCTTGTATGACCGCCTTTCACGAGGTCTGGCAGTCCATAGGGATCATGAACTACTGTGCCACCATCGGAAAGGCCTACGACTACGCTCCAATGACCACCGCCTGAAGGAGTGCGATAGTTGGAATGATGAAGCCAGCCAACTGGCACTGGACGGCCTGCTTTAATTTCTTGCTCAAGATCAGCAAGCTTCAAGTTTTGACGGAAGACAGGCTTCAGTCCAAGAGTTTGCAGAGTTTTAATTTGAGCTGAAGAGTCAGTGGAATCGCCAAAGCGCGTGCGAATGGCATTGTATTCATCATCCGTCTTCACCTTTCCATAGAAGGCTGCGACCATCGCGCAGGAGCTGCTGAAGCATTCCCTCCAGCCCTGGCCCGATGCATTATCGCGCTGCGAGAAATACGGCACATCCAAGGGCTTTGGAAATGCAGGGGCGCTGCGATAGAGGCTAGAAAATTGTTGCCGCTCTTCGGGCGACAGTTGTGCTTGCAGCCATGTCCATGCTTCTTTCTGGTGGGGAAGTTCCTTGTAAAACTTCGCGGCGTCAGAAAGAGCAATGGAACTTGTCATGGCTCATGGAGCGTATTGATTCATCAGTCTAATAAGCTTATTGGCGTAGTTTGGATCGGTAGCGTAGCCTTCATTTTGTAGCATCTTGGCAGCCGCATCGCGCCTCGGTGCATTGTTTACGCCCTTGTACGTTCTCCAGTCTCGATACCAATGCGCCACTAAATATTCAATGGCAGCAGCAAGAGTAGGAAAGGCAATAAAGCCAGCCCTGATTTCCACCCATTGGCCATCGTAAAATTCTTTTGTTAAGACAGTTGGACCACTGCCGCTGTAACGCTTTAAGCCAAATGGATTGTTTTGAGCAGCAAGATGCTTGCCAAAATTACTTTCCAGGCCCCATTGCGCTGCAACAAGTTCAGGAAATTTAGCCCCCACGCGAGCGGCATGGGAGCTAAGACCAGCCCAAGTGTTGGCTACTAGAGCCATCAGGCCTTCACGCGAAAGATGGCTTTCAGGCCCACTAGGATCAGTTGAATGACGTTGTTACTTTTCCAGGGAGTGCGCTGGATAATTTCATCAGCAGCGGCAATAGCAATGCCACCAATCACGAACCATTCGATGGTGCCCATGACAATAAAGCGTTTCTTTAAGCTTAACGCCTTATCTCCAAATCGCGCACACGCTCTTCCAAGCCTTTTATATTTTCTGTGAGAAGATTAAGCTTTTCCGTGATATTTTCAATTTGAGTGATAATCTTCACTTGTTGTTGGCCAATGCTCAGCATCATGCCCCCACTAGCAAGAAGCATTCCAGCAGTTAAACTCATGGCAAGATTTGCCAGATTATTTTGCCACTTGTCCATTACTAAGGGGGTGTTTTTTCTGTATTCTAAAATATCCTCTATTGTGGATTGAGGGGTTTAAGCTAAAAGCAAGCCAAGCAATTATTGCTATGGGGAAACGAAATGGGCCTGATGATCTTCTCTATTCTTTGTGTGAATTACGCCCTGGAGATGCAAAGCGCCGATTTCGTAAAAGCATTTTTGAAGACTTCCCGCTACGGGGACCATTTGGGCATTGTGCCTGTGCTTATTGCGGCAAATGGAACGAGAAGCTGACCATTGATCACATTGTTGCAAAAAGTAAAGGGGGTCCACATTTCTCCAAGTGGAACAGTTGCCCTTCATGCTTAAGCTGCAATGCAAATAAGGGGAGCCTGCCCTTGTTTGAATGGTGGCGTCCTCAGCAATTCTGGACGGCTCAGCGTGAAGAGTTGCTTTTGAGCTGGATTCATTCCCATAGTTTCGTGAGTGCCCACACTGACTTGTCCGAATGGGAGGCATGGTGCGAAGCCACTCAGCGTGTGCTGCCATTGCACGAAAAAGGGGCCGTAATTGGCCCCTTTCCTTTAGGACAGTGGTGCGCTGCTTAGTTGTCGCAGATGGGAGAGAACATGGCTTCTGACGGCCCTTGACGCACGCCTGGTAACGGACAGAAACCATCGGGACAGCCGCTGGCCATGTAGTCGTCAGGGTCGTAACTAACGTTACCAAGTCCTTCGACGATGGCATTTTCAATGGCTTTTCCGAACCCTTCCTCCATTGTTTGAATGGTAATCAGACGCTCTAAATACCACTTGGCTTTTTTAAGGTCTTCGGCGCCATTCTTTTTGGTGAACCGCCATAAGTATTTTTGGCAGTTGCCCTTCAAGAAGCCCTTAAATTCTTCAATGCTCATGGAGGCTTCAATGGCTTCAATGCATTCAATGCCTCCGTCAGTATCAGCGTAATGAGAAGGCGAATTAACTGGGTCGTGCATAATCAGAATTGGTAATTGTTTTCAGCAAAAGCATCAAAAGCTTCTGGTGCCACGGGGCGGCCTAGCTCAAGAAGTGCTTTAGCGTAAGCAACGATTTCTCCTTGCGCACCGTGACCAATGCGTAAAGAGATGAAATGGAACAAAGCCTGAAGGGAGCAGGTCCAGACGAAGCTGGAATAAAGAGCAGAAGGGAGAATGCCCCTGGCTTGCTCCTTGCTCACGCCCGTAAGCAGAAGCCCTTCATAGGCCTGCTTGCAAGCCTCTACGGCCTGTGAATACTGCATGAGTGCCAGCACTTGCTCTCGGGCTTCAAGTGGCCCTGCGGAAGCTTGGCGATTGTCTTCGCTTTGCTGCAGGAATTCCATGGGAATGTAAAATTCTGCTTCTTCAGCCGAACAATAGCGAAAGCTCTTTTCGTTCCAGCCCAGTTGATCATCAACGTAAGTGGAGGCAATTGTATGCTTCCACCATTGCCTTGCAATGAACAACGGAGCCTTCACCGCCCATTTAAATACCACGCCCCTAAAGGGAGAAGTGTGATGATGCTTTGCAAGGTAGCGCAGAAGCTTACCGTCGCGTTCTGTCCATTCTGGACTTTCTGCAGCAAAAGACTGGCGAGCATCATTCACCACAGAAAGACTGTTCCCCATGGAATCAAGCAATCGTAAAGAGCTTTTACCATCACCAAGAGGATCAAGCATTGTCATTGAGAGAGGAGGGCGATGGGGCGGATGCGTTGAATTGCCACTGTACTAGAGACGAGAGCATTTTCTTGCTCCCATTCGACCATTGCGGCTTTTCTTCCATTGCTCCCTCTCGTGAACCCTTGGAAGATGCCGTAGATGGACGTTGGCACCAGACCAGCCCCTGTGAAGGCGACCAATGCCACACGCTCTCCTGGCGTCCAGTCATAGTCCTTTGGCAAACGCCTTAGTGTATACCTTCGGGAAACTGGACGCAAGATTTCGGTTTTTTCACCATCCTCCACTGCCCGTACAAACTGCTTGCGACCATCGTTCGTTTGTAGCCTAGTAACAAAAGAAAGCTTGTTCATCATGAGTCAGTATTCTTTGCCAGTACAGTTTTATTACAATGGTCGAAAGCACATGCGTCACATGGGTCCGTTCGAGCATTCAACAGAGCGTGAATTTGCGCTAACGGTCAACCGTAAAGCCATTGATGACTGCTCTGACTTGGACACTCTTAAGCCCGTAGCTAAGAATCTTTTGGAGGGATGGTCCTCCCTGCAAACAGCAGTACAAAGCTTGATGCTGGAGAATATTCAACTTCGTCAAGCAATGGCAAAGCAACAAACAGACCTAGAGGCAGCAGAAGAACTCATCCAAGGCGCCTCTATCCTGATTGACGACTTACGAGATGGGAGGCAATTAAAGAAATCCAGGCGGAGTCTTTGGCCATTTGGCTAGTCAGGAGGAAGATGGTCCATCCGCTCGTGTACGCGAGATTATATTTTTTGCAATCTCGCTCATAACCAGAGCCAGTGACATGGCGGCCACGATTGTAAACGCCACCCTGGATTTCGATGCCAGTAAGAGAGAGGGGGTGAGCAAAGTCAAGACGATACCTTTTTGAGCGTTTGCTTTTTGCATAGCGCTCTTGAAAATCTTTTTCCCACGCATCAATATCAGAAAACTCTCGTTCAAGAATTAGCTGAGGATGATGAGCTTGCCAAAGACTGAGAAACTGATCTTCAAGAGCGCTCAAGACTTAGACGGCAGCTAGATGCACCCTAGCGCTTTGGTTTTGATAGGCGCCTGTGTAGGCTTTACCTACTTCCTCAATGCCAAAGAGGACCAACTGAGCAATGCCTTCGTTGGCATAGAGCTTGATAGGGAAGCCTGTAGGGTTGACAAAACACATGGTTAGATAACCAGTCCAGCCAGGTTCAATGGGAAGAATGTTGGCAATGAGCCCACAGCGTCCGTAAGTAGATTTGCCTTCGCACATTGCGAAAACGTCATTTGGCATGGAGATCAGCTCAAGACTGGTGCCAAGGCCATGACTATGGGGAGGGAGAATAAAGAAGCACGAACCGTCGAGTTGTTCAAATAACTGCGACTTACGAGGTTTTACGTCAAAATTCTTGGCGTCTAAAAAAGACCCATTCTCTTCTTCTGCTTTGAATACTAAAAATTCAACGGAAGACAAGCGAATGTCATAGCCTGCCTGCGAGAGCCCATAAGAAATTGCTTTTGTGCCATTGTCAAGCGTGCGGCGCTTTTCACCAACAAAGGGCAGAAAGATGTCATTTTCGGCAAGCTTGGCAATTTGCCTGTCGTTTAGCAGGGTCATGGCAATAAAAGAGGAAGAATAAAGGGGCGATTGCTCGCCCCCGTAACCATCAGAAGAGGTCGTTGGATTCAGAACTTTCGTTCTGCCAGACGCTGGCATAACCCTTAGGGCCATCCTTATCGCCTTTCACTTTGACAGAACCCGTGAATCCAGGGGCACGATCAGAAGTGCGCTTGTCATTAACCCAGACGGCCATGTCAAGACTGTAGTTGCCGCGCTCATTAGGGCCTGCCTTCTTCAGTGCGTTCAGCACATCAGGAGTGAGGTCGATAGCAGCGGTGATTGGGGGCCGATTGGCCATGGTGTTTCTCCTAGGGAGTATTGGAGCCCCTGTTCAGGGCAGGTTCATCTTACCCCCTATCCATCGTCAAGGCAAACGCCTTCCCGCCTGGATAGAACTGACTGAAATATCTCTTAACAGTGTCCCGCATGACGGCTTGCTGCTGCACCAGCTCAAAGCCATCCATTTGCAGCACTTGCAGCTCAGCCTCGCGCTCTGGCTCTTCAGGGTCATACACGCTGATCACGCAATACGCCTGCTCGATGTCAATGCCATACATTACCTCGGCGGCCATGGAATAGGCACCAAGTTGTTTTTTGTAGTCAGCGAGCTGATAGTCAGGCTTCACCTTGTAACTGGTCTTCCAATCCATGAGTGCAATTGAACCATCAGCCATGAGCGCCAATTGATCAAGCGTTCCTGAATAGCCAATTTTCTCCCCATCGTCCCACCATGCCACTGCGCTTTCAGCAAGAACAGGCTTTTCAATGAGCTGTAGGAAGGGTTCGATGGCAGTGAAATAAGGGCGCCATTCTTCACGATGTTCGAGATGATTTTCAATGTCTTCCCCATTGAACAAATCTTCAATCACGCTATGCATCCAGGTGCCACGGTCTGCAGCGAGCCTGGTGCGTCGATTTGCCTCCTCATTGCCTACGCGCTTTCGCCAGTTAATGAGCGCCATGATCTTGGCCACGGGTGCCATAGAGGACAGTACTGTCGTCACAGACGGCAGCAACATGCCCTCTGGCACATTTGGGAACTGGTTACAGGTGTAATGGCGCTTCCCGTTGAGGGAGATCCGACTAGGCTCGTAACGCTCAAGAGAAGGCATTAGACGTTCAAGGGAAAGATCCAGACACGCCACTACCTGCTTTTAACGCAATAGCCGTTAGAAGAGTAGTAGCCAAGTGGACAAATTTTGCCCACTTTGACAATGGGATCATTGCAGGCCAATACTGGCATGGAAAGCAGGACAATGGCAAGAAGAAATTTCATGGGTTTTGAAGGGCAAGTTTAAGCTTGTGAATGCCAATAATGAAATAGCCGTAGTCCCTGGTTTCAGTGACTGGTTTTTCCTTGTCACACACTTGGCAAATGCCAATCCATGTTGAAGAACATCCCACGCTGTAGACGCCCCATTGAATGCCACAATCTTTGCAGCAAACATAGGCATTTTCAAGCTTTTTGATAAACTTCTTTGTTTCAGCTTTGCTCATCGTCTTTGTAGCAAATTGCTCGTGCTTGCCATAGTAGAGCCTGACAAAGCACGCTTTCATCAGGATCTGCATCTTCGGCGTACACCACATGGGCAGCTTCCCATGCTTGTAACCATTGCTCTTTAGAAGGGAATTGCCAGCTTGTCATTAGAGATCAAGAAAGTTTTCAATGAGCCAGGTGCCAATCATCCCTGCAATGAAAATGCTTAGCAGAAATGTCACTGACACTACGATGGAAATAAAAATGGACATGGTTCATCAAAAGGAGAGCCGTCAGAGTTGAGAACAATTGTGCCAGCTAAGGCCCGTGCGAAACGGGCCGTTGCCAGGTCTATCGCTTTCCCTGCACAAACACCTCCACTCCTTTAATGGCTTGATCCACATTGCCTTCTTCGCAAATGGCACGAAGACAATCAATCTCTTTTGCCATTGCGGCCTTGGTAATTTCAATGCCCTCCTGCTTGATCCATGCCGTGACCATAGTCGTCACCACATTGGCAAACATGGCTTTGTCTTTAATGTCTTCGCCTTTGGACAGACCAAGATTTTCCAGGGCTGTCTTGCCAGCCATCATGCTGCCACGTTCTTCTGTGTAGCCGAGGGGGTTGGCTTTACAGAATCCAAGAAGTGCTGCTTTGCCGTCAAACTCACTGGTACTGGCGGGAGCAGCTTCCGTGCTTCCAGCAGGCTTAGAAGGCTCTGTAGCTGTCGCTGCTTTCGTGCTTGTCCGCGCAGCAGGCTTCGTTGTTTCCTGCTGGAGCGGGAGCTTGGGAACGTCCTTTTCATCACTCTTAGGAATGTCTTCGCCAGAATACAGTTTGAGGCCGAGTCCAGTGAAAGTGGCAATGCACTTTACGCTGGCACGCTGGATGTTGTCGCTTACGGCACGAGCATCGAGCTGCTTAAGGGCATTGTGCTTGTTGTCCATGAGCGGAAACACCAGTGCAGGAGTGCGCTTGATGCCATCTGTCAGAAAGGGACGCAGTAACCAGCAGCCTTCCTGGCCAAATACAGGCCATCCCATTGAGCTTTCTTCAAAACTCACATAGACAGAAGGAAATTGCTCCTTCAAATAGCGAAAAGCAAAGGGCCAGGAAAGATACGACAAGCCCTTGTAGTTCTTCTCGACATGCTCTCCAATGGGAAGCTCATAAGCTTTCGTGAAAGCTTCAGGGCTGATTTCCAAGGGAGAGAAGATGCCGTTCATGCGGTCAGTCATTGCCATTGATGCAGGGGAGTCCATAGAGAAATCAGCAGGATTGTAAAAAAGAGTTTTAGCAGCAATCATTGTTCAGTGCTGTCCAAGTTGAAATGGTTGTCATAAAAGATAATGACTTTGGATGGCTTTTCGTGCTCATCAACAAGCACGCTTGCGCCAGGCAGGGGCCATTCTGATGCCACTCGGACATCGCTGATGCCCTCAGTAGAGTCCCAGGAAAAACCTTCTTCCATTGCGCCAGGTTCAAAGCACAACACCACATCAGGATCTTCGTCTTTAATGGCTAGATCAGCATCCCGCAAGGCTTGGATGAGTTCAGACAGTTTCATGCAGGTTCAGGAGAGGAATGATCAATAACAAGAGGCCAGGCGCCGTCAGACAGCATGGCGCTACCTTCAAACACTGGCGTGGATCGCACGAGACGCTCTAAAGCTTCACTGCGAGAAATGTCGCCATCATGCGCAATGGCAGAAAGATGGTCGAAGGCTTGATCGCTCAGTGTGAAATGGCGACGCCGTTTGTTGCCGTTGTAAACGCTTCTAGCCATAAGGGGCCGCAAAGGGCATCCCCACAATAGCCCCAGCTTCAGCCCTGACAAGCCTTGCAGCCATTAGGAAATCTTATGGCCTCGTCCGTTGCAAACCGCACTAGGAACTGGCATGATAGTGGGCGCTGTACCTCCGCCTCTACATGGCATTCTCAATTCTGGACTTCGTGGACCAACTGGAACCAAGTCCAGAGAAAGGCAAGTACATGTGCCCTGCCTGTGGAGGCAATGACTTTACTGTCAACAAGGGCAACGGCGGCTACAACTGCTGGCACGACCCCTCAGCAGCGCACCGTGCTCAAATTCGTGACGCCCTTGCTCCAATGGTGCGATGGGAAAAGCCCCCTCGTGATCCAGGGCATTATTCCTTTCCCTATAAAAACAATAAAGGAGAAGAAGTGGTGGTCGTTCATCGTGACGACACCAGCGGAAGTAAGCGCATCTGGCAAGACTTTCCCACCATTGACCATTCTGCTCCTAGCCATAAGGTGCAGCTTCAAGAAATTAAGGCTCGCATTCTTCCTTATAAATACGAAGAAGCAATTGCCGAAGCAGAACTTACTGGCCTCCCCATTGTCATTGTTGAAGGCGAACTCACTTGTGAGGCTGTGTGGAGCATTGGTCTTCCATCTGTCACCTTCCTAGGCGGCAGTAAGCAATACCGCACCAATGGGGACTACACCAATCTCTTTAAGAATCAAAAGCTTGTTCTTGCTCCTGACAGGGATGAGCAAGGTGTGGCATTCATGCGCGAGATTGAAAATGATAATCCTGGCGCACAGTGGCTTTATGCTGATCCTCATTCTTGGGAATGGCAAAACCTGCCTAGCGGCAATGGTTTAGACCTTGCTGATTACATTGAAGAAGGCGCCACTAAAGATGATTTACTTGCCTCCATTGTTTCCAAGGGAAAACATGCTGGGCACGATGGCAAGCCATCTTATGAGGAAATCATTTCTGCCATTGAAAACTTTGTTGGCCTCTATGCCAATGATGCACGCATCACCTACGAAGCTAGTTCCTGGCTGGAGCAGCGTGGTGTCAAGATGGGACAACAGAACATCGATAGGATCATTGATGAAGCAAAAACACGCATCTATGGGAGGGAGGAAATTGAAACAATTGATGCCCTCACCATTGCCAACTCCGAGCAATGCAGGGAATGGCTCATTGCAGGCATTATGCCTCTAGGTAGTGTCATGCTCCTTGCTGCATCAGGCGGCACTGGTAAGAGTACGCTCATCTACAACTGGGCGTTGAACATTGCCTTGGGACAGTCATGGAGTGGTAGGCGCTGCATGAAAGGCAAAAGCCTGATCATTCAAAGTGATGAACCATTAGTGGATACCAGCGAGAAGCTAGGCGTTATTGGCTTTCAAGAAGCTGGTCTGGAAGAAGGTGAAATTGCATTTTGGGAGAGCTGGCGTTTTGGCCACATGAAACAGCTAGAGGACTATGTGCGCAGGCATCGTCCTTTGTTTGTTGCCATTGACTCCCTCACGGCCTGTCTTGCTGGCATGGACGTAGATCTTGTGAAGAGCAGCGCAGGTGACGTTATCTATGGCCTTCGGGACATTGCAAACAAATACAAATGCAGCATCTGCATCCTTCACCATTTGAACAAAAGTGGAGGACTGCGTGACTCTACAAGCTTCGTAGATAATGTGAGCGAAGTGGTAAAACTCACTCGTCCAGAAAATAACCCCGACCCTAATCAGTTTGTCTTTGAATGGTTAAAGAGCAGGAGCGGACTGACGGGTAAGCATAATCTGCAGCGTGACACGCTTAACTATGGTTGGCGCTATGCAGGGCCAGTTGGCGGTTCCCTGGAGGAGCTGGATAGGGTGATCAATGCTGTCAACATGCGGAAGAAGGAACGTCTTAGTAGGCAGCAAGTGGCATCACTCTCTGGCAACTGGGACGCAGCTTCTGCGGGTAAGATGCTGGAAGTAGCCAGGCGGCAGGGCTTCATTGCTAGTAGCTTCCAAGATGGTCCTAATGGCGAGAAGGTTCGTCTCTACCATTCGTGGGAATATGAACCATCTGCATGGGAAGATAACACGCCTGTTGTTAGCACAGAGAAAGAGGAGGAATTCTTTTAGAGAATCGTGACTGCCCTATAATTATGACTGCTGCATAATTATTGCTCGTGAAGATTATCTGGGCAGATAACGACCCTTCATGGGGCATTCCCAATGAGGAAGAGGTGAAAGAAGAACTTGCAAAGGACCAAGAATCTTCCCCATCGGAAACTCCTCAAGAAGAAACTAAAGAGAAAAATGCTTGGCGGTTTAAGGGGTTCGGCTGAATGCCAATAAGAAAGGGCCCCTTAAGGGCCCTTTTCTTTTAATGCAATCAAATCAACTAGCAGTCCAGCTCCTTGATTAGCTTCTTAAGTGCCTTGTATTCTCCCCATGTCAGCCTTAATGTTTGATCACTGTGGTTGCTCAAATGAGCGTCAAAACCTTCGCCATTGTGCCATAGAGATACCTCGATAAAATCATCAGGCTTAGCGCAATGGTCGAACTGTTGCAATGGCGCAAATGCAGCGTCAAGCTTGTAGAAATTGATGTCAGCCATTGTTTTCCTCCAACTCAGTGGCAATTCTCAGCAGTTCATAGCGAATGCCATAGCTTTCCAGCTTCTCTGGCACCACCTGATCCGCAGCAGCCCGCAGGGCGGCGGCAGCAATGGCTTCAGCATCAGGCGATTCAGCTACGTTGATCGCGGAATCCAGCACTGCCTGCGCGGCGGGGGAAAGTTTTGGACCGATGCCGTGGCCGCAGAGCAATAGCAGTTCCTCGCTTTCTTCTTCAGTGAGGTCACTCTCGTAGGACTTGTCGAGCAGCGCCTCAACATCGGGGGAGAGGTCAGTCATCGAGGGCCTCCAGGGCGCGGCGAATAACTGCCATGGCCGTCTGGTCATCCGTGCCTGCTTCAACAGCAGCCCAAGCCTGTAATGCTCGCTCCTTCAAGCTCAGGGGCTTGGGGCGGCGGGCGTTGCGGAGTTTGTCTGCTGTTTCGATGTCGGCCCAGTCACCGACAAACCACTCACAGCACGCCTCCAGCTCCTGGTCGGCGCCCCAGCGGGCGGCCTGGGTGGCGATGTGAATGGCAGCCTCTCCAGGCGCGATGGTGGTGCCATATAACTCGCTTGCCCACTTCGACACAAGATTAGGCGGTGGGGTGATTGGGAAGTTAGTCATGACTTTGCACGAGAAGGGACAGTCCATTGCGCAGCATCGCGCTCAGCTTGGCAATTCTTGTCTTTGCCATAGAGCCATGCTTCCGTGCTTTGGCCAGGCTTAGGACCATTACGAGGAAGCTTGATTAAACGAGGTTCGGACATGGTTCGGCTGAGGAACTCGCTCATTGTACACCACTGTCAACATGTGCCAATTAAACCACTGTCACAACCAAGCTTGCAACAAGTATTACAATCGTCCCGTGGCTGTTCTCCGCGCATCTACGCGCCTGGGGAAACTAGGCAGTTGCAGCCCTGCGGCGCTTTTGACACAAGGAGAGCAATGGGAAGGCGAAGGGAGGTTAGGCCCCCTTCGCCAGAGCACCGTACGAGCAGGCGAGCCCCCAAGGCGAGCTTTGTTCATCGGTGCTCTTTAATGTCTCTTTGCTTTTGTTGCTTTAAGGCATCTTGTAGTAAGCTGATGATGCTTTAAGCCAACGTTATGCCTTCTGCTCCCATTTCTCCTGACGTGCTTCCCACTCTGGAACACAATGGCGTTGCAATTACCGTACTTAATCACCACGGTTATTCAACTCCTGATCGTGGACCACTGCCTAAAAGCCGTATCCTTTATGGCGCTCGTGATGAAAACAACGAACGACACTGGCGAGGAAGTCTTGAAGAAATTAGTCAGTTGATTGATCGTGGCTTCTCCATTGCTCCTCTCGCTTCTGGCGTTTGATCATGGGACTCCCTGAGGCGTTAGTGATTATTGTTGCTTTAATTTGCGCCACGGTTATTATTGTCTCATTTCTTAAATTTTTGCCATGAATGATCTTCAAGATTTGCTTAAAGAGCTGGAAACTATCAAGGCAAACCAAAAAGCTCTTGCTGAAAAAGAGGCCCTCTGTAAAGAGGAACTCTTTGAAGCCATGAAAGAGAATGGCCTCGAAAAGGAAGAAGGTCCCTATGGCACCGTGCGCATTCAGCGTAGGGTTGAGAAGGACTATGGCGGGGAAATTAGGGCAATGGAAGTGAAGCTTAAAGAGGCCAAGAAATTGGCTGATGACCTGGGAGACTATGAAATCATGGGCTTCAAGGAAAGCTTGGTATATACGCCTCCTAAAGATCTGTTCTAATTATTAAGACTGCTACGAGGGCCGCCTGATGGCGGCCTTTCTTTTTAAGATAGGTTAGCAATTCCTCATAAAATGAGCTTCATTGCCTCCCTGCCATCGCCCTCTCTTTCTCCTGCAGAATGGAAGGAACTGGATGTGCTACGCAGAGCAATTTCAGACAATCCTGCTAGTGTTGTTTGCTCTCAGCAGGAGCGCTTCACTGCTCTATTCGCTAGAAGCTTAATGGGAAAGGGAGATTTGCCGTTAGCATAGGCTGCAGAAAAACAGTAGTTATTGCAATGCCTTCCCCGCAAATTAGCTTTCCAGACGACGAAACAGAACTTCGTCATGGCGTCAGAGTGTTAATGGAAGCTGGTATCAAACCAGAGCAAATTGAAAAGATTAGGGACAGGGTGGGCCGAGGGCCTGGTCGCATTCCATATAACAAAGAAACCGTAGGCCTTAGGCGCTTCATGGTTCAGGAACTACTGGCCGCAAATCTCAGCAATTCACAAATTGCTCGCGTATTGAAGCTAAGTAAGGAAACAGTCAACCAAGATCGCCAGCAAAATAGGAGTCTATGGACGGAAAGCATCCTCAAGAGCCAGGACGTGCATCGAGCCAGGCTCCTGCAGGAAGCCATTGAACTTAAAGAACAAGCCCTCTCACAGTTCGAAGTGAGCAAGAAAAAGAAAGTCACTACTATTTCCGACAGGGGAGAAAGCGTGACCATTAGCGAAGGAGCTGGTGAAAGTTCGTTCCTAACTGTCGCCAGGAACTGCCTGGAGCAGCAGGCGAAGGTGCTTGGCCTCTATGAGATCAAACCACAAGTGGAAGAGAAGAAGAGCTACAAGGGCTTCTTGGATGATCTTGCTAAAACCATTGGTGACGTAAAAGAGAAAGAAGAAAACGCCAAAGCCATTGATGCTGACTTCTCCGTAGCTGATGATGACAACCCTCCCGAAGCACCCACTGCCCTCACCAAAATCGAACTATGAAGAAAATCATGAAAATGGCTGCAATGCTGCTATTGTTTGGCAAGATTGCTTCGTAGCCCTCTCCTCCATGGATTTTTCTTCAGTCGGTGACTTCCTTCGCAAAGCAGCCTCCGCCAAGCAGGATCGCCGCAAAACCATTGATGAGAACCTGGCCCCCTTCCTGGAAGATCCAGCCACTATTGGTATTCCCCCATCGCTCTCCGAAAGCATTGAAGCGCTCCTCGAACAGCATGGTGATGAAACCTACCGCCAAGTGGCCATCTTCTGCATTGGCAAATGGCACAGCGTTCACACTGACATTCTTCAAGAGCATGTAGATAACGATGGGATGAGTGAAGCTCTGCTCACTATGAACGACCTCAGCAAGCTTTCTTCAGTGTTGCAAATGCTGGAGCAAGTGGGTAGCTTTGGTGGTGACGACTCCTGGCGCAAAATGCTCAGGAAGATTGTCGGCCAGTCAGTGCTGGAAACTCTTGAAGAACACGGCTCCGACCCTGAATCCTTTTTCTACGGAAAGTCATGATTAGGGGAAATGCGATGGATGTGTACACAGTTGCTTTTGCCAACGGAGAGATTTTCTCTTTAATGGCTAAAGATCAAACTATGGCCTGTCTCATGGCCAACGAACTTGCCCCTGGCCAGCAGCTTATTGCTTGCCACATTACTGATGAGTGGGAAGACGATGCCTGATAGCCCCATGCTTCCTCCATTGATTAGCCTTTGCATTCCGCCAGTGCTTAAGGCTGAAGCGCAAGCTATTGCTGCACAGGAACCCATCGTCCATCCCGTGTGGCGGAAGATCGAGCAGAAAGGGCGTCATTTCTTGGTGCGCACCAATGACATCCGCGACATTGAAGAGCTAGCTGATTGGGCCAGGAGCTGGCTTGTGGAGCCCGCAGAACCATTGAACAAAGCACGGCGACAGGCCTTTCAGAACGTTGTAGAACGAGCAGGCAGGCACGTTCACCTTGCTCCCGTGGGCCATTGCCATTTCATTGCCACTGGCTGGAAGCATAAGCCTACTGTTCAGCCCTATAAGCAGAGCTGATAGAAAAAAGCTTGACTCCCCTCGCCATCGTGGGCAGTATGGGCAAGTCCCTCAAAGACCTGCCATGACTGCTTTCATCACCACTTCCGAGACACAGGGCGTGAGCGCCTTCCACGACGGCACTCTCGTCATGAACCACGGCAATCCCACGGTCACCCATTGGCTGCGCATTAAAGAGCTGCAAAACTGGCTCATCACGCTGGAAGAAACTATTCTTGAAGCGCCTGCTGCCCATCGTTACCACTTAGAACAGCTCTACTTCTCCCTGAAGAGCGCCCACAATGCTCACCTCCGCGAGCATGAGGCCATCGTCACCGAAGCACCCACGGCTGAAGATTTGCAAGAATACTTGAGTGCATACGCTGCAGCAATTGGTAATGGAACAATCTCCTGATCCTCGTAACGACGAAGATTATGATACTTTCTTCTATGGCACAGAGCCAATTCCAGGGGACACCTCTTGGAAGAAAGCAAAAGAAGAAAAAGAAAACGATGGAGGAGGAACTAAGGCTTTATGAAGAGCGCATCTATGCTCTCTACAGGCAAGCCGTAGATTTCTAAAGAAAAGGGGCCTCACAGCCCCTTTTTTAATGACGAGATTCCAGCGGCACCGAAGAGCTGATTGCTCTACAGAAGCTGAAGATCCTGCCCTCCATACCTTGTCACTGTACTCTGACAAAGGTAGCTATCGCTACAACAAGACAAAAGAAAAGAGGAGCTTTCGCTCCTCCTCTCTCTGTGATCCTCCGATACCTTTCTTTCCATTGGAGCGTGCTCAACAATGGGAACAGTCCCCTCACCCGACCATGCAATGCGGGGGCAGCCCTCGCGGAACTACCGAACTGTTCAAAGGTGTCCACCCTCGCGGCTCCAACGGAGGAAGCAATTAAGCTTCAGGACCGAATCACTCAAGAATCATACCACACCAAGACGCTGGCAAGCCCCCAGGAAATTGTGATAAGGTGAACGTTCGGCAGGGGCGACCCTCCGAGGTCTCACTAATTTTCTCCCCTTTCTAAATGCTTCGTTCTATTCTCGCTTCAGCTTTTCTTTCTATTGCCTTTCTGCCCGTGCCAGCCCTCGCAAAGCAATGTGGCCAAGCCAGTTTTTATGGACCAGGATTTCATGGTCGCCCTACTGCCAACGGTGAACGCTTCAACTCTCAGGCCATGACTGCCGCACACCGCAGCTTGCCATTTGGCAGCCGTGTGCGCGTGACTAATCAAGCTAATGGCCGCAGCGTAGTGATTCGCGTGAACGACGACGGCCCACACTATGGCAGTCGCATCATTGACCTAAGCGAAGGTGCATTCAGTCAAATTGCCTCGCTAGGACAGGGGCTTGCGCAAGTGTGCATTGCCAGGGTATGATCCTTAGTGAAATATCTGCTAAGCGTCCCTTCGGCTGGAGGGGCGCTTTTTATTTTGATGCGCTATATTTCAGAGGTCGCTAATCCAAGCGACGCTTTCGTGGCATGTGATTAACGGGACTCCCCTGTTAATTTCTTCTGTGGGCCACCTCTGTTGTCAAAATGCGTCGTTGTTTCACGAAGCTTGAGCGCGGTCTTCTTCTTGCAAGGCAAGGATGGCTGTGCGGGTACTGTGAAAAGCAGCTCAATGTTGGTGACAAGATCCACGTAGACCATATCAAACCATTTTCTCAAGGTGGTCAAACCACAATGGAAAACGGACTGGCGTGTTGCGAAAATTGCAATCTTCGTAAAGGAGCAATTTTCCATGACCATCGGATTCGGTAAGAATGTCGTTGCAAAGCCTTCGCTGCGCAAATGGCAAAAAGATGCACAAACAAAATGCCTAGCGCAGTTTGCCGATGGCAAACGAGTGTGGGTTCAGGAAACAGTTACGGGCGGTGGTAAAACCTTCTTCGCTGAGGATACTGCCACGCAAATGCATCGAGATGGAATTATTGATTTAGTAATTGTCGTAGTTCCTTCACTTGGGGTTCTTACTGGATGGCTTAATGCTTTTAAAGGCACCTTGAATGCCACAGCGGGACCAAACTACCAATCTGACACCCAGGTGTGGGTAACAACTTACGCAGGTTACAAAGCGATTTGTAATGCCTTGGCAAGTCGAGCAACTATTGGATATTTACTCATTATTGACGAATACCACCATGCAGAACGAGAAGCTCAATGGGGGCAAGCAGTTGAAACTCTCAGCCGAGGAGCCAAGCACGTTTTAATGCTTAGTGGCACTCCTTGGCGCACGCAAGGAACAATTGCGCTTCTTGAAAAAGAACGCAACGTTGAAGGCAAGCCTTATTACAGCGAAGATGGAACAATTGAGCCCGATCATTTTTATCGCTATAGGACCGATTTAGAGGAAACAAAGACTCGCGCTACTGTTCCCGTTTATTTTGAGTTCGAGCCAGCAGAGGCTATTGACAAGGATACAGGCGAAATTTACAGGCTTCCTCTTGATACAGATGACTGGCATCAACTTGCCGACGAGCGTTGTAAAGAACCCTTGGGTAAATATGTAACAGTAACTAGTAAAGCGAAGCCTCGTAATGCTCTACTGGAAGGCAAAGACATGCACCGTGGCCTGCTTGCCAAGGGATTGGCATCACTTGAGAAATCACGGCAGCAGATTAAGGAAGCATGTGGCATTTCTGACGTGTCAATTATGCACGTTGCTTGTTCTTGTATTGCCGACGCACGAAGCGTCGAAGATTACATCGCAGAAGTTTTTCCGTGGGTAAAGGCAGAAACAATTGTTAGCGAAGATTCCAGCAGTGCTAAGCGTATTGAGGAAATTCAGCGTGCCTGTAGGCAAGCAAGTCATGACCGTCCAGATGTAATTATTTCTGTTGGAATGATCTCTGAAGGTGTTGACATTCCTGCTATTAAAGTAACAGTTTATTTTAATAAAATTTTAACCTTGCTTTATTTGATTCAGCTTATTGGCAGGGGGCAGCGTCGCATTCGACTTGACAAACTTGTCGAAAATAATATCAACAATGGGTATGCAGATAGGGACGATTTTATTGATGAAACGCCCAGTTATTTCTTGGCGCCTGCTCATCCTTACATCATTTGGATGGCACGGCAAATTGAGGAGGATATCAGGCAGGCGCGTCAATTTTTAAATCCCATTGCAGATGGCAAAGATGCGCCTGAAAATAAAAAAGAACGCTTGCTGAAGGATTATGAAGTGAATTCTGCGGGAGAGAGTCGCGCCTTGTATCGAGGAAAAGCAATCAATAAGCTTTACCTTGCTGGCATCATTGACAAACTTGTAAATCATCCGCGAGCGTCTGATTTTGCTATCAACACTCATTGGGGTAATTATATGAATTCTTTGGTTTTAGATGGCAAAGAGGATTTTGTAGAAGCACTTATCAAAGAAAAATGTCGCGACATGGGAGTTGAGTATGAAGACTCTGCTTCAAGCAAGACAGTTGTTCCTGAGTTGAGCTATGACCAACAATCAAAGCTTCTCTCCGACGATGCCCATGCTCTTGTTCATCGCATTCGCAATACTGTTCCTCCATTTAGGGATCAAGACGACAGCAAGGCTTACCCAAAGGTCTGGGGCAAATTAAATAAAGGAGCTGGAATTGGCAACTTTCGCAAGGCAACTCTTGAAGAGAAACGAAAATGGATTAACTTTGCTAGCGCTTGGATTGATCAACAGCGCATGGTTGCGTCATGAGTGGATCTCATTTTATTGTCTATGGGGCACGTCACGGAGCAAAAAGTTTCTTCGAAGGAATTTCCGATCCGACATTCTTTATGTCTATCAATCGTATTCTTGATGAAGGCTTTTATCGAGAATACTTTGACCCCCGCCTTGAGAAGACATTTTCTTTCCCTGGACTGCTGGAGTTTGTCACTGATCGTGAAGGACTGGACATTGCTGACTGGGTGCCTTTCATGAAGGCCTTAAGAGCGCAGGACGACGAGACTGCTCCTAAGGTTTTGTATTGGCGCATGGTAAGACTTGACGAGAGGCTCGATCCTTTGACAGGAGTGGTCTCAACACTTGGGCCGCCGCCTACTAAAGGCATGGAACCGCTCAATTCTCAGGGGGTCAATCAGCACGACAAGGACAGGAAGAGGATGCCTGATCATAATAAGGTATCCTCTCTTTGGGGGACTAGCGAGGAGTATGTGGTGCGGCGTCTTAAGCGTGACGCGCCAGAGCTAGCTGATGCATTGGCGCGAGGCGAATTTCCCTCTGCTCGTGCCGCTGGCATTGCCGCTGGATTCATTAAACCTTCTTCCCCATCGCTTCAGCTCAAAGAGCCGTTGCCAACGGCGCAAAAGCTACTTACCAAGAAAGGCAAAGAATGGTGCCTGGCATTGATGGAGGAGCTGTCAGAGCTGGTTTTTTAAGACCCAGCTAGCTCTGTAATAATGCTTCACAATGCTTGACGGGCATGGCTGATGCGGTATTGTGCTTCTGAACCCCTCCCCACCATGCGCGATTTTTCTTCCATTGCTTCGTTCTTCGCGATTGCAGCAGGCATGTCTATGCTTTTTGGCGCTGCGATTATTGACACTAAGCCCCCTACAAAAAGCGTAGTGGGCTATCGCGAATGCGTGCAAATTCACCCCGAGCGCTATTGTGGCATCACCTATCTTGGCAAGCAATGACTAAGCACATTGTTGCATTAGTAGAGTCTCACGGCTTCAAGCTACAGCGTCAGAAGAATCACTATGTCTTCAAACATCCCTCTGGCAAAGTGCTTGTTTGCGGAAAAACTCTTAGTGATAAACGCGCATTGCTAAACATTAAAAAGGAAATGGTGCGAATCTTGCTGAAAGAATGACCTACCCCGTGGGCACAATTGTTGACCTCAACGACCGACTATTTGGCTGGAGAGGACAATACAAAGTGTTGGTGCAGAAAAGTAATTTCGACAAAGTGCGCATCCAGAATCTTGGCACGAACAGCCAGCAGTTCGTGAGCCCTGATCGCTTGCGTTTGAGCAGACTGTCACAATTCTTCTTGAAGAGCCTCCACTCGTAGCCATAGGAACACCCTGGTGTTCCGACGGAACCATGCGAAGCATGGTGCCTATAAGCAGCGCTAATCGTTTAGGGGGTTGTCAAGGGGCTGGTGGTGTGGGCACAATGGTGAGCAACGGGGCGAGAGCCTCTCACTTCCTTTTTCCCATGGCACGAGTTCTGCTTCCCCAGTCCAAGACCGAGATCATCCGCCAGTTCATCTTTGACGCTGGTAGTTCCATCGTTTCTGTGGAGTTCCGCAAGGCTGATGGCACCATCCGTAAGCTTCAGTTCAATCCCCGTGACACACGGGAGATTAAGGGCACTGGCACCCCCACCAAGAACCCTTCCATCATCCGTTGCCGCGACTTCGCAGTAGCCCGCAAGGAAGGGCAAGGTGCCTGGCGTTCCTTTGACTGTGAGCGTGTGGTGAGCATCAAAGCCAACGGCATCGCCCTCTACGTTTGAAGCCATGTCTAAGATCATTCTGTCCATTCCTGCTCCCATTGAGCTTAAAAGCCCTAACGATCCTTCTCTTTTCGGAGGCTGCGACTCCTACGGCTATTGCTATTGGGGGCAATTCCTAAAGAGAGGCGTATGGCGATGGAGAAGTGCAAGGGAATGCCCTGAAGGCTTCACACACTGGCTTCCTGCTCATTCAGTGGCATTGCCCACCAGAGTCATGGCAAAACCTCGCCGCACTATTGCACTGCCCGTCCGCACTACTGGTTATGTCCGCCCTTCTTGATCGCTCCGTCTGGAGCCTTTGGAGCAAGGTCGATGGGGAATGGTATCACATGGCCACAAGCAAAGACCATGCTGATTTGAGCCTTAAAGCTGAAAGGCTTCGCAGGCTTTTCACCAACAGGCGCTTCCTGGTGGTAGAAGGCGCTTCCATGCCCCGCGACTGACCATGAAGAAAAGCAACAATGCTTGACTTCAGCGCCAAAACCAACTAATTTTTATCTCGTCAGCCAATTCTCTTCAAAACCATGAGCCATCAATTCACCTCTGGCGTCTTCCTAAACAGCCAGCCCGCCTGGCACAAGCTTGGCACCGTTCTGGACGGCACTCTGCCTGCTCGTGAGGCATTCCGCATTGCCAACGCCGACTGGCAGACCATTGCTGCCCCTATCTTCACTGCTGACATGGTGGAGATTTCTGGTCATAAAGCCATCACTCGTGCAGACGATGGTTCAGTGCTTTCCATCCAAGGCGAGAGCTATACCATTGTCCAAAACGAGCAGCTCATCCGCATGGCTGAAGCCCTGCACGAAGACACCACGATGGATGCCGTGTGTGTCCTGGCAGGGGGCAAGCGCGTCACCTTCACTGCAAGGCTCAATGGCGCAGTGGGTGAAGTGGTGAAGGGCGATGAAGTGCAGCAGCACCTAGTTGGCTGCACCTCTCACGATGGCACCATTGCCTTCCAGCTCATCTTCAGCCCCATCCGCGTGGTGTGTCAGAACACCCTCTCCGCTGCTCTCGGTCATGCTGCTGCAGGCTCCGCCAAGAAGCGTATGCGCATTCGCCACACCAAGAATGCCAATTCTCTCATCGAGCAGCTCCCGCAAATCATTGACATCAAGCGCCAGCAGTTCAATGGCGGCATGGAGGAGCTGAAAGCTATGGCTGCCAAGCCCTGCACCTCCGCCCAGTTCCGCCAATATTGCGAGAGCGTATTTGCCGATCAGCTCACTGGCTTCACCAATGATCGCCGTGGCGACAAGACCAGCGCTCGCCCCAAGAAGCTTGAAGACCTTCCTGCATGGGACAAAGTGGCAAACAAGTTCCATGGGGAAGGAATTGGCTTCGATATTCAAGGCGTGAAGGGCACCATGTGGGGGGCTTACCAGGCCATCACTGAGTACTTCAGCCATGATGCTGGCCGTGCCATTGATGCCACTGAAGCCGCTCGCCAGCGGCTGGAAAGCCTCTACTGGGGCGCTGGAGCCTCCACCATCGCCCGCGCTCACGAACTCGCTCTCCGCTGATCGTCCTGGGGCCAGAAATGGCCCCCCTTTTACCATGGAAGCCCTCACCATCACGCAACGCAATCTTTATTTGTATTTTCTGAACCATTTCAAGAAAAACAAGCAAGGGCGCTGCTTCGTGCCTCATGTGCCTTCCCGCAAGGATCGAGAGGTGTATCAAATCAAGGCTGTGCAAGCACTGGCGCAGAAAGGCCTCATCCGCCTCGACCAAACCGCCAGTCACTACACCAAATGGACGATGCACCAGCCCGAAGGTTGACAGGCGGCTCGTTTGAGCTTATTGTTCTTTCAACCGAGAGGCGCGAGCCTCCGCCATCCCCTCAGACCATGACCCGCACCGACTGCCCCCTCTACGGCGACCTCACCAAGCTGAACGATGCCGCTCTGGCCTTCGCCTTCGATCTTTGCCAGCGCCGCCAGCACCTCCCTGAATACGCCGAAGCTTTCAAGCTGATCCAGGAAGAAGACGCCCAACGCTGGGACAATGGCGGCAAAGAAAAGTTTCAGGCCATGCTGAATCGGGAATTCGGGGACCGCGCCATTCAATTGTGAACCTTTGTTACAGGGGGGCATTCCAGGCCCCTTTTAGCTTATTGTTCTTTCAACGAGGCGAGAGCCTCTCCTCCTTTCCAGCCATGACCATCAACTACACCTCTCCCTGGGACGTTCGCTACTACGCCAAGGACTACGCCCAGACCGCCATGGAAACCGTCATCCGCGCTGGCTACTGGCCTGCAGGGAGCCTAGAAGTGCAGCACACTGATCCTGCCTCACCCACTCACTGGCGCGTGGTGCCTGCTGGTGGCAAAGGCATCCAACAGAAAGGTTGGTAGTTTCCCTCCCTCCGAACCCTCCGCAACCTCCCCTCATGACAACCACCGTCCCCACCATCCACCTCAACGGCACCAGCGGCAAAGACCTCTGGAATGAGTACCATGCCGCTTACGAGGCAGTCAAAACCGCCATAGACACGCTCTGCGACGCAACGTGCAACGGTAGGGATTTTTATCCGCAAGGGCCTGCAGCATTCTCCCAAGCCCGTAGCGAGCGTGATGAAGCCCTGCGCAAGCTTCGTGAAGTGAAGGCCTACACCGAGGAAGTGCTCATGGGCATCATGGCCCAACAGTGAAGAATTGTTACAGCGGGGCCTGAGGGCCCCTTTTCAGACTATTGTTAGCTCAACGGGGGCGAGAGCTTCCACCATCCTTCTTCCAGCCATGACATCCTCTTTTATCAAAGACCAGCTCCTTTCCATCGTTGCCGCCTTCATCTGCGAATCCAAGCCTGGTGATGAGCTTCTGCTCCCCTCCATGGCAGCCCTCCGCAAGCGGGAAGATGGTCGCCTCATGATGGGCCGTAATGGCACTTTCTGGACCTGCTTCAACGAAACCAGCGACGACATCGTTGCCAAGATTGAACGCTGGAACCGCGAACTGCTGGGGGCCTGAGCCCCCCTTCTTTCCCATTGCCTCAAAACCATGCAAGACATCATCAACATCTTGGCGATTAGCTCCAAAGGCAAAAGCCGTATTGGCAAGAAGCTAACTATGGCGATTGTGGAGCAAGATCATCACGACAAGATGTTTGTAGTATTTCCTGGCACTAATCAATGTCGATGGATTAAAAAGCAAGACGATCCTGATTTTCGCATTATTGAAGAAGACTGATTACTTGTTTTCCTGATAATTGCCATTTATTCGTTTTCCTGCTATGAGCTGCACCATTCGCACCTATTCCTACAACGGCCCCTATTTCCCGCCCACAGTTATGAGCTATCAGGCCGCTTCTCTCAAAGACGTGCTATTCCACACGCGCCTAGCAATGGAAGACAACGAGAGCTGTATTGCCGTGTTTCATGGTGATCGCTGCGTAGGCCTATGGGAAGACGACAGCGAGCCTGAGCCTGATGGTGAAGGGGATTGGTACATGCCTAGGGGGAACTACCTTCTGCGGCGTCCTGGAGGCCCCATGGCAGGCCATTTCAATTCCCTGGCTCGCCTCTGTGCAGGAGCAGGCTCATGATCCTCGTTGATTTCTTCACTGAAGAAGCCTGTAAAGGCACTGAACTCCTGGAGGGCTGGTACTGGTATGAAGACGATGGGGATGCCGTAGGAGGACCGTTCGAAGATCAGGAAGATGCCATTCTTGCTTCTGAACTGGGAATCACTTGGGCTGATTATGAAAAATAACTGTTAGCATGGCAAAACGACGCAGGATGCCAGTCCCACGTCGTTTCTAACCACTACCAAAAGAGAGGTTTGGCCATGGCTGAAAGCAATCATAGCAGTGTACCTGAAGGGTTCAAGGAAATCCCTGGGTATGACGGACGTTATTTCATTAACCAAGCGGGTCATGTTTGGAGCACCCCAAGAAATCGCCTAATGAGTGAGCATTTCAATGCTGCCGGACATTACTTAACAGTGCCATTAAGCATCCAAGGAAAAGGTATGCGTCCCCGTCTAATTCATCATTTAATGGCTGTCACATGGATGGGAAAATGCCCAGGGGTTTGGGGAGCTTCTCGTGGTAAGTATCAAGTTAATCACAAGGATGGAGATAAGACTAACAATAAGCTTTGCAATCTTGAATGGGTGAAGCATGAGGAAAATCTTCGTCACGCATGGAACAATGGTTTGCAAAATTTTGGCGAAACTCGACCCAATGCTTCTTTTGCCTCTGAGCAAGTGAGAGAAATTCGCCTTAGGCTTATTCTTGGCGAAAAAGTGAAAGAAATAGCCCAAGATTTTAATGCAACCATTGGATCTATCAAGCATATTCAACAGTTCACTGCATGGAAGCGGCAAGATTGGGACTTGGTTGAGCCAATGATGCAAGTGTGTGGATCAAAGTGGCTGCAGGTTACGCTTGATTGCATTCAAAATGGCGGAGAGTTTTGGGACTATTCAAGACCGCGAGTACCGTAAGAGCCAAGTTAAGGCCCGGCTACGATTGTAATTAGGGCACGGCTACGATTGTAATTGAGACCCGGCTGCGATTGTAATTAAGACCCGGCTCCGAGCGTATAAGACCCAATCAGCCTCGTATCTATTGCTATTGCGTCGCGTTCTCAATAAGACTAATAATCATTCTCACTAGTGCATTTGTACTACATAAGCTCAGCTTATCGTTCGGCGCCGAACCATCAGGATTCCTTATCTGATAAGCGATTCTGATCGATCCCGCGATTCCCATCAGGATTCCTTATCTGATCAGCAATCCTAATCAATCCAGGCCAAACCATCAGGATTCCTTATCAGTTAAGCGATTCTGATGATTCCCTCGCGGTGGATCAGCGTTCCTTATCTGATCAGCGATTCTCATGCCTCGGATTGTCAATCGGAGAATGGGAGAATCCCCAGCGTCGGATTGTGAAGAATTGTCACAATGGGGCGGATTCTCAACCGTCTCATGGTAGGCGGTTGATTGTGAAGAATTGCAACGGCGCTTGACTGGATGGCTGCAGCCATGGTAGGCGGCACAGTGTGAAGAATTGCTGCAATGGTTGACATGCTGGCCGATGGTGTGGTTCACGCGTGCGCGGTTCATTTCTGTGCCCATACACTCGCGCCGACCATGGTTGCGAGGCAATGCGCCAAACCACAGAACCGCCACAGAACGCCGCACAGTATGACGGTTTGGCAGGTGGCACAGAACGCCGCGCCATGGTGCGCAGTTGGGCCCATACTTCACCCAACGGCGCAAGGGGAGACCCGCGCCGATCACACCGCACAAACCACAATGAACGTCCATTCCGACTTTGCCGCCACGTTGGCCCAGATCCGCACGGATCTGCTCGATTGGGCCATGGATGCAGACAAACCCCAGCGCACCGCCATGATGCGCGCTGCAGCCGCTCTGGCTCTCTTTGAGAGCGACATGCTGCGCAAGGCCGCTGGCCCTGTCCTCCCTGGAGAATCCCCTTCCAGTCTCTGATCCTATTCCTTCCTTTCTTCCTTTCTTCCTTTCTTCCTTCTCAGCCATGGCGCGCACAATCTACGTTGAGTTCGCAATTAATGTTCCCGATGATGCAGAGGTGTTTGACGTTATCTCTAGCGCTGAAATTAGCATCTCTGGCGACTCTATTCTTTCGTGGGAATTGGCCCATGTTTGTGATGATGATTGATTCTTGATTCTTGATTCTTTCTTCCTTTCTTCCTTTCTTCCTTTCTTCCTTTCTTCCAATGAAACTTTCCGACCTTACTTTCCACCTTTCCACTGTTAGCAGCAATGCTAAGACTGGGCCCATAGCCGTTAGCACTTCATCGCGTGCTACTTGCTCTCCAACTTGTCCATTCTTGGGTAATGGATGCTATGCGGAATCTGGGCCCCTATTGCTACATTGGCGCAAAGTAACTGAGGGCCTGCGCGGTGTTACTTTCCGCGCGTTCTGTGATAGCCTCCAACGTCTAGAAAGTGGGAGGCTATTCCGTCACAATCAGGCGGGAGATTTACCGCATAAAGCAGGAAGAATCTCGCGCACATTTATCAAATCTATGGTCGCAAGTGTGAAGCATCTAAAGGCCTTCACTTACACTCACCATGACATAAAGTTGGGCGAGAATCTCAGCCTGTTAAGGTATGCCAACCGCAACGGTTTTACAATTAACGTAAGCACAGAAAGTGAAGCCGCCGCCGATGATGCAATCAGCGCAGGACTTCCTGCCGTAATGGTAGCTAACAGCGATGAAGAACGCACAACGTGGCACACCCCAGCAGGTAATACGGTTCTAGTCTGCCCTGCGCAGCGTTCTGACACTACAACTTGCGCTGATTGCAAGCTTTGCCATCATCGCGGGCGTCGCGTTGTGATCGCCTTTCTGGCCCATGGTACGGGCAAGCGTAAAGCTAACGCCGCACTTTCTGAGGCTCAGTAATGCTAACCGATCAAGATGTCCTAGATTCTCCTCCATGGTGGTTTGATTCTCCCGCCTGGTCTACAGAATCCCCGCCATCATGGTTGGATGATGAAGATAAAGAGGCATGGATTCAAGCCCAGAATCTAGACTAGGTTGCGAGACAATCAGCCCCAGAGTTACAGTCTGGGGCTTCCAATCAGGACAGGGGAGAGAAAATTAAGCTTTTTCCACAGGTTTTTCCACAGGTTTTCCACAGGCTCAGTGTTTCAAACTGTGACAAACCCTTGACAGATCGACAGGGAGCAGTAACGGCGGGCCCTTAAAATTTGGGGGGCGGGGCTACCCCTTCCAGAAACGACGCCATTTTTTCATCGAGTTTTCATTTCCCCTTCAATTACGCCCCAGTCGCTACTGTCCGAACGATCTAGCAGGAGCGATGGGGAGTGAGGACACTACGGTGTGCGCAGGATAATAACGATGCAATAAATTACGCCTAGGAGAATAATGCATAAGCCAATATTTACTGACCAAACGATGTCTGCCATTTTCTTTGCCATGGGAAGGCCGCTACGAGATGGTAGCTCCCCCAAGGAGCGTTTTACAAGCGGCCTTTTTCTTTAATCTTCTATTGATTTATTGCTTTTTTTGAGACTGGCCGTGTGCGATCACAATTTCAGCGGCTTCGGTGCTCTCGCGAAGTATTTAAAGGATGGTTAGGAAGGAGCCCTTGGAACGTAGGCGCTTGGGGGAGGGAAGTCGCTAGGAACAATCGCCTTGGGGGCTTCCTGCTCGTGGCGACTTCCCGAACGCTACCTGGCGGTAGCTGCTCTGCTCGTAGGGGTCCTAGGCGGAGGATGCTTGGTGCTGTGTACGAGGCTCCTGGTCGCGAAGAATCGTAAGCGTGTGCATCTCCTTTACCTATCGTAAATCACAGTCTCATGAGACGTGAGTGAGACTCATTTGAGACACTAGTTATAGCTTGAAAGCTTAGGATTGTGCCAATTAACAAACTGGCTAAAGCTATGATTCTTGCATGAAATACTACGACCCTCAGGAAACGACGTTAGTTGTCACGCAAGTATGGAAAGTGCATGTCACAGCCCGTCGTTATTTCAATAAGTGCATGACGGAGATCAAGGAGAAACTCCAGCCAGAGCGGGCGTGCATCTGGAGGTCTTCTATGGGCAAATACGATGGCTACCAGGCAGACCTAGCTTCTTTTTCCATTGACTCTGCCCTTGACTCTGCCCCTGGCTTTCTCTATCCTGACTGGTGACTGCCTCTCCCTTTTCCATGGACTCCTCTTTCAACGCTTTCAGCAAAGTGGTAACAAAGCATGTGCTTGGCTCCCAGGAGCGTTTCAATGAGCTAAAAGATCGTCTTGCCATGTGCGAGCACGCCACGAGTAAAGCAGGGGCAGCAGCTCTTGGCTACCTCATGGCAATGGAAGAAAAGGAAAATAATGATTGCCCTTGGGAAGCAGTAAAAGATTTAATTGACACCAGTGTGGATTCAGCTACTACCACCGACGAAGTCATGGCACTCATTTATCAATGGCTAGATAAAAAGCTGGAAGACGAAGGATACGATAAGTTAAATTACATCCGCGCCCTTCTCCATTCTTGGTTTGAAATGTACATGCCTTAATAAGTAGCAATTACTACTACATTTCCCCGTCCATTGTTCTTAGCCTTCTGTGAAAGCAGGAGGCTTTTCTATGTTTGATGATCTGCCTTGTCCGTTCATGGTGGGCGCAATCAAACTATGGCCTGTCCATAGCAGGCCTGGTTTCCAATGGTTCATTGCTCATGAAGGAAAGCCATATTATTTCAAAAGCAAGAACGAAGCTCTCCTCTTCGCAAAGGATGCTCAAAGCGGAAGCGATCCTGAAGGACTGGTGGATTGAGGCTAAACTAGTTGGGTTATTCGGCCCGCTGAGAGCGGGCTTTGTTGTCTCATGAATCTCAAGGAAGGCGCAAAGTGCGAAAAGATTGCTCGCACTGGCAGGGTTGAAAGTTGGATGGAAGATGGCGAAGGTCGTCTTCCTGTTAGCTGCACGGTATTTGTAGTTGATGATTCAATGGAAGGAGAAAATGGCATTGAAGCATCTTGGAAATTTGTTAGCCACGGTTTGCGCAATGGTGCGGGCGTCGCTATTCATTTGTCTGCTTTGCGGGAAAGGAGCGCTGAAAATGGCAAGGGGCTTGTAGCAAGTGGTCCTGTCAGTTTCGGCAAGATTTATTCCACATTGAATGAAATTTTGCGTAGGGGTGGAAAATATAAGAACGGGGCTGTTGTGCTTCATCTTGATTATGACCATCCCGATGCCATTGAATTTATTAATGTTTCTCGGCAAGAGTTGCCATGGGTGAAGCGCTGCTTGAATGTTGATGAAGATTTCATGGACAAAGCTTCGCCTGAATTGATTGATGCACTGTTAAAGGGCATTGGCTCTGGCGACATGTGGCTCAATAAGATTCGCTATGACGATGAAGGCGAGCGCATTCGCGCCAATGTTTGCTTGGAAGTGTATTTGCCCCATCGTGGCACTTGCCTTCTCCAGCATGTGAATATGGGCGCCTGTGGCATTGACGATTTGTCAGAGGCTTTTGTGAAGGGCATGGAGCAGCTTTGCGAGCTTCACCCTTCCACTGGCGTGGGTGACACTGGCGAATACCTTTCTCCTTCCATTGACAAGCAAGTGGGCTTGGGAATGCTTGGCTTAGCTAACTTCCTGGCTAACGAAGGCGTGTCGTATGAGGATTTTGGTAAAGCTTTGGAAGCCTATTTGAGCAATGATCTCAGGGCTTGGGAAACCAAATGGTTTGATACTATTGCAGGTCAAATTGTATGGAAGCTTGACGAAGCCATTGAAGACGCTGCAGCAGTAGCCCGTAGCCATGGCATGAAGCGAGCATTCTGCATTGCTCCTACAGCATCCTGCTCCTACCGTTATCTGGACAAGAAAGGCTTTACCACTACGCCTGAGATTGCTCCGCCCGTTGGTCGCCTCGTGGATCGCGATAGTGGCACGTTTGGTGTGGAGAGTTTTGACTATGGCGCAGTGGAAATTGCTGAGACGGTCGGCTGGGACAACTATTTCCGTGTGGCAAATGGCATTGTGGCTCTCTACCAGCAAACGGAGCTGTTCCATGGCTATAGTTTTAATAGTTGGAGCGATGTGGTCATTTATGACCGCCAGTTCCTGAAAAACTGGCTTGAGAGTCCTCAAACCAGTCTTTACTATTCGTTGCAAGTCCTTCCAGACACGCAGCGTAAAGATGATGCCTTTGCGGCACTAGACGACGATTTCAAGAGCATGTTTGGCCTCGATGACAACGAGGTTGAGGGGGAAGGTGTCGCTTGCGGCATTGATGCTGGTTTTTGTTCCAGTTGTGCTGAATAGTTTCTTTCCCATTGTTCTTCTTTTGGGCCGCCTGGCGGCCCTTTCTTTTCCCCTTTTGCATTATCAAGAATGACTATTCAGACGAGCCCCTATTTGTCCACCATTGCTAAAAAGCGTCCTTGGCAAGCCGTGCCAGTAGGCAAGGGCAATGTTGCCGAGGGTTCTGAAGAAACCATTTTCAAGGCTCTGGCACTGCGTCATCTTGAGATGCCTGTGAAGGAGCTGTTGGAACAGGGTCTAGCTCGTGAGCTGCCTTCCACTCCTGGCATCGTTGAGGCGCTGCGTTCTAATCAGGAAGATGAGGAGCGTCATGATGAAGCTCTTAGCTACATTGCGGCTGCTCATGGCACGGATGCAAAGGCTGAAAAGGAAGTGATGAACATCCTGAAAGCATGGATGGACCACCCTGCTCACCCCATCCATAAAGCTTCCATTCTGGAGCGGAGTATTTTCTTCGTGGCACTGCCGTTCTTTAGGCAGAATGGCGACATGGGCATGAGGACCGTTTCTGCGGACATTAGCCGCGACGAGAGGGTGCATACGGCCATTCATGGCATGGTTGCCAAGGAACTGGGTGAAGAGGACTCTCAGAGCCTTAACAAGCTTCGTGCTGCTACTGCTGCATGGCTGTTTGAAAAGCTTGGCAAGAGCGAAGTGCAATGGCTGAATAAGGAATTCTGGCTGCGACAGTCGGAATCGTTGTTCTTTACGGGCAAAGCTCCTGAGATGGCAGTCACGCGCAGCAGCCGCCAAGTGGCGTTCTTTGAGAGTCCTAACTACGATTTGCCTTCCTACGGGCGAGCTTGATGCTATATTGATGCAACGGTCCAAGACTGGCATGTGCCAGAGGCGGACCGTTCTTTCCCTCCATTGCTCTGTCGATGGAGAGCAACGCACGGACTGGAAATCTCTGGTCGCCGCGTTTGCGTGATTCGCCCCCAAGCTTAGCTTGACAACGAGGACGGCTTTACACTGTGCGCACAGGCTTGCAGGCATCCTCATCTAGTTGTCAATGATGCTCAAACAGGGGGCTTCTGGCCCTGAAGTGTTGGCACATACTAGGCACATAGCCTAGAGTCCTGAGGTTCGATTCCCAGCAGCGCCCTTTCCATTGCCTCCTCATGAGCGCCTTCGTCATTGGAGATACCCACTGGGGACACAGCAAAAGCCTGTCATTTATCACTCCTGATGGCTCACATTTGCGTCCCTTCTCTTCTTGCGAGGAGATGGATGAGACGATGGTGGAACGATGGAACGCAGTGGTACATCAAAAAGATACTGTGTACCACCTCGGTGATGTGGCCATTCCTCGTAGTGGTCTGAAGAACTTAGCTAGGTGCAATGGGAGAAAAATTCTCATTAGAGGCAATCACGACACGTTTAAGCTCAAAGACTACGCTGAGTATTTTGAAGACATTCGTGGCGCTCATTTTTACCAAGCAGGATCAAAAATGCTTGGTGGTTTGATCTTCACTCACATTCCAGTGCATCCTGAAAATTTGCAGGGACACTATCGTGGCAACGTGCATGGTCATTTACATTGCCATCAAGTGATTAAAGATGGGCAAATTGACACAAGGTATTTTAATGCTTGCGTAGAAAGAAACAATTTCACTCCTGTAGCATTAGATGAGGTGATTGATTATTTCAAGATCAATGGACGCGGATCGGCGGACGTTCAACACGCCTCTGCGTGAGCCCCTCAACCCTATTATCCATCGTCTCCTTCAAGCCATTGACTGGCACAATGCACAATATTTTAAAGACCACAATCAGTGGCATTTGGAGAAGGCTGCCATAATTAGACAGTATGTGACAGAATTAAAGGCTTGGGTGTATGAAGAAGAGGAAAAGCCTGTGGCGGATTTGGGCAAAAACGCTAGGCCCCAAGGAGGGAACGAATGAAAAAGAAGCAGATATTATTGCTTTTGTGCGAACTATTGTTTTTATTTCATATTTGGGTACTAATGCTTGTATTGTTGCAGGAGTGATTAGACATTGGAACAATTAATACCCCCAACAGGACTCAAACCTGTACGCCTTTCAGCAGCGAGGCTTAAACTCGCTGTGTCTATCAATTCCACCATGGGGGCGTGGGGCAGAGTTTCGTCGCAATAGACGATCAACTGGTGCGGCCAGTGCTCTGCCTTGATTTACGAAAGTGCTTCAACTCACTTTCGAGCGAGAGTCCAGAACGGAACCCCGTAAGAATGCCAGCATTGACGAGGATACTGGCAGCCGTTGGCCAACGGGCTCCTGCAGGAAGCTCCAAAAGCTTAACAGCGCCAGCTCCAAAACACAACAGCCCCCTCTAGGCACAATTGCTTATGCACGCGCCTAGCTTCATGCAGCGGCACCACAACTTCCTTTGTCTGCCCATGGAGAATAAAGAGCAAGCCAACCATGACTACACGTCATACAGACGGCAGCGAGCAGCGCTAGGGTCAGCCTTGCACATAGTTTCCCACCATTGCCCTCGATAGTGGTCCCTGCTCAGCAGGTAGTATTCTTCCATCCAATAGACATAGGCCTGCTCTGCGAGGCGCTTGTCCTCAGCCTTAACGCCTAGCTCCTGCATGGCATAGGCGGCCTCGATGGCCGAGTGGAAAGCATCTTCAGCCGCCTTAGAAAGGGCCATGGGACGAAAGCAGATAAAGCTAGTCTATTCCTTCAGCTTCTTTCTTCGCTCGTTCGTTTTTAATTCCTTGTAAAAATTTCTTCAAACGAGGCAATAACGAAGGCTGATAAAAATGATCAGCAGCAAGAAGTTGAAGAGCAGTTTGCCTGTCCGCTTCTAATAGTGCCACTAAATATGATGCTTCTTTACCAGAAAGTTCAAACGGAGCCATTTTTCACGAAATGCAAAAATTACCAAATCTTGAAAATTCTAGTGACTACGAGCGAAGAAGTCCTTCTAGCCAGTTAAGGTCATCTTCTTTTGATGCTTCAAGAATGGCAGCCGCAAGAGCAAAACAAAAGTCGTCCACTCCACTTTCTTTACCACCAGTCACTGACCATTGACCACTTTGCCTATAAAGCACATTGAGATTTTTAAGCTGGCGAATGGCGCGTTCATGCGGATAGATGTCCACGAGGCCTGCATTAAACAGTTCTTTCATCTTGCTGAAAGCTTTCATTTTGGTACTTACTGACCAAGTGAGTTCTCTAATGGGGAAGTCAGTATTTAAGCTTTGAATGGTGGCAGAGCTGTTGAACTGGTCAAGCACAATACTGTCAAATTGGTAAATCTTATGATGCTCTCGTATCCAGTCTTCTACGGCTTGAATGCTCACTTCCTTTTTCCCATTGATCTCAAAATCAGCCATGAAAACGTGGAACTTGTCAACGACTAAAGTTTCATTTTCAAAATGCACAATGCATGAAACATATTCGTCTCGTCCTACGCCGCCACGAGCAGGGTCTAGCGCCAGCACATACTTGCCCATCATTTGACGGTTAGGTAGGAGAATGCCGCGTTCTTTATTAATGGCAGCTTCCACAATTTCTGGCGCCAGCAGGGAGGATTTGTTGCCTCTAAAGCGTGCGCCATATTCTGTCCAGAACTTATCTTCGTCTCGTTTTTGTTCGGCCTCTAGGAAGGGACAGCCCCAAGGGAGATTTGGATTGATTTCCCAAGTGGGAATGTTTTTGGCTTGCATGAACGGAAACTCTCCGCTTTCTGCCTCTTTAAAATGCTCGTAAAATAATCCATCTGTGAGCCAAGGAGACGACAGTTCTAGGATGCGTCCATTGTCCCCAAACTGAGCGATGGAAGGGGAAAGTGCATCGTAGATGGCTTTAGCGCCACGGTTAGCATCGCCTTCTAACTGGAAGGCAAGCTCATCAAATACGCACATCACCACTGCCTTACCCCGTGACGCACGAGCAGAAGCAGGAATGGCCTGGAATACACAGCCATTGCTAATTTCAATTTCTGTGGCAGTTTCCCGAGTGATTTCTTCCCCAAGAGGACTGTCCAGCACTAATTGCCGAATGTTATTCAGGGCAATCTTTGCCTGCTGTTGATCGTTTGCAATGGTAACAATGTACCATTTCTCGTTCTTCCTTACTCTTCGCTTGTAACTGGCCTCTAGAACAAAACAGGCATATACGGCTGCAATAGAAGCCATGAGAGTTTTGCCAGAGCGCCGACCGAGAGCCCAACAAGCATGAGTCTTGCCACCACCAAAATACTCATCAAGAATTTCCTCCTGTTTGGGCCATAGTTCTGTTTTAAGAACGTGCTTGGCGAAATCAGAGCACTTTAACTTCGTCATTTAAGGATTCAATGGGAGCAAGGGCTTCTTTAGGTACGAAGTACGCAGGGCGTCCGCGAGCAGGGTCTGCCCAATATTCTTCTTTCATTGCATCTCGCCCATAGCACCAGCCATGAATGAGAGTGATTTTGTCTTCGATGGTAACTAGTACAAACTTTTTATCGGGATCTTCGTTCTTTTGCACAATGAGGTCGTATTTGTGCTTGCTGCGCGTTTTGATGTCCATGCCAGGCAGATCATCGCTGCCACGCTTGGCTTGTGTTTCTTTGTAGAGAAAGCTCTTCATTCCCAAATGAGCAGCCACGGCCATTTCACCTGCGGCGCCAAGCAAGTGAATGTCAAGGGCTTTGCTGCCCTGCCATGCACCACCATTGCGACCACGAAGCCCTTTGGCCTCATTTACGCCTTGCCGCCTCAAGCCTTCTTCCATTGCGAGGGTTCTCTCCTCGTCGGAAAAGACAAATTCAATGGGAGTGGGCATAAAAGAGAGTAGATCAAGGCCATGTTAGCCACTGTTAGCATAGGGGCAATGCACACTAATGATGAAAAATGTCTGAAGAGCTAGTTGACTTGGGGCATAACGGGCAGTCAAGCCTGCGTGTGGATGGCCTTGTTAATGCCCTGACTGGCATGGGCACCTCTAGAGACAAGAGCCAATACACTGGTTCCTCTCCCATCGTCTTCCTCACCCAGGAGGAGCTGGAGAATCTCTACAGCGAGTGGATTCCTAAGCGCATTGTGGACATTGTTGCCGAGCAATCCACACGAAAAGGCTTCAAGGTGTTGTTTGGTGGAGAGGGCGCAGCGGCTGAGGAAGTGACGGGCATTGAACAAGTGATTGAGGATTTGTACATCCTTGAAAATCTTGGTCTGGCATCTAAGAACGCTCGTCTCTTTGGAGGCGCTGTCATTTTGCTGTACATCGACGATGGACGGAGTGCCGACCAGCCAGTGGACTATAGGAATATTCGTGCCATTGAAGGCATGGAAGTGCTGGATCGTTGGCAGATTGCACCAATGATCAATGAAGACTCACTCTACGATTATTCCAAGGCAACGTACTATCAAATTATTTCTGGCGATCTTATTAGGCAGCCGCAATTAGTCAACATTCATAAGGATCGCATTCTTAGGTTTGATGGCGAATGGCTCCCTTATAGGATTAGGCAGAGGAACTATGGGTGGGGAATGAGCACGCTGCAAAGCGTGTATGACAGCTTCCGTTTCTACTCCACTGGTATTAGTTCTGCTGCTACGTTGCTGACAGAATTTGACATTTTTGTGCATAAGCTTCGTGGTCTTTCTTCCATGCTTGCCGCTGGCAAGGAGAAGGACGTGCGTGATCGCTTGGTGCTGAATGATATGAGCAAAAGCATCTATCGCGGCTATGCAATTGATGCAGAAAAGGAAGAACTTGAATTTATTAGTCGCAACTTTGGTGGTGTTGGCGAAATCCTGGAAAAACTTCGCATTGATATTATTGGCGCCTCTCAAATTCCACACACTATTTTGTTTGGTGAGAGTCCTGGCGGTCTTGGTTCTACTGGACGAAGTGAAGAGCGTGATTTCGCTAAGCACTTAGGCGACTACCAATCCACGCATTACAAGCGGCCTCTCCAGCATCTCATGAAGATGATCATGCTGAGCAAGGAAGGCCCCACTAAAGGAAAACTCCCTGAATCGTGGCGCATCAAATTCAATGATTTGTTTGAGCTGAATGAAAGGGAGAAGGCTGACGTGCGGGCGCGTGTAGCCGCTGTAGATGGTCGCTACATCCAACTGGGCGTGCTCCATCCGCAGGAAGTAGCAGATGCCCGCTATGGCGGCTCCGAGTGGTCAATGGAACTCACTCTTGACCCATCGCTTCCTCGTGAGCTGCCGCAGGCGGCTGGACAGAAAGCAGTGCCCCCTGGAGGTCGCGATCCGCTGAACGAAGAAAATGGCACTCTGCCTATGGACGGAAGCCGTGAAGTGCAAGACGCTGCTGGTTTATACCTACCAGGAGACTTAGAAAAGAAGCGTGGTGAAGAGAAAGAAGATGCTGAGTTTAAGGATAAGGAACTTCACCAGCAAGCAGTTGCTGCAGCTAAAAACAAATTTAAAGAATGGCCTAGTGCAGTTGCTGGTGCTTATGTCACTCGTAAGTACAAGGAGCTGTACAAACGCAAGCACGGCTCAACAGAGGGAGCATTTAAGGGCAAAAAAACTACGGCTGAGTATTTCAAGAAGCAAGATGCCATTGAGCCCATTAAAACTTCTGGACTTCTTCTGAATGATTACGACGAGGCTTCCCTCATCTCTTCAGAGGACATTGATGCTGCATTGAATCAATGGAAGACTGAAGCTCCTGAGCGCTTTAAGGACATCCTGGAGGCTGGCAATGTTGAGCCCGCTGAGTGATGCGTTCCCAAGGTTTGATGCCGCATGGTCCTATGACCCAATCAGCGGACGGTATCGTGGGGAGAATGGTCGCTTCTTAAGCAAAGCGGCCATTGAAGCATTAGTGGATGGCCGCATCAAGAAGCTTAATGGCCAGCTTCAAGACTTTACACGCCGTCTAATTGATGGCAATATCACCATTGATCAATGGCAAGGTAGTGTCCGTGAAGCTCTCAAGCCAGCTCATCTCCAGGCAGCAATGGTCGGTGCTGGTGGCAAAGATGCCCTCTCGCAAAGCGACTATGGTCGCCTCGGTCAACGACTTCGTTCGGAATATTCTTATCTACAAAATTTTGCTTCTGACATTCTGGCTGGCCGCGTTTCTGGTGCCATGGCTCTTGCTCGTGTCGGCCTATATGCTGAAAGTGTTCGTGGATCTTACTGGGAAGGAACCACGATTCGGCAAGAAAAGCAAGGCTACAGTTTAATGCGTCGCATTTTGGACTCACAAGCACAGCACTGTCAGGACTGCATTGATCATGCTGCTCGTGGCATTGCTCCCATTGGTAGTCTTCCCATGCCTGGACAGCGATGTGCCTGTCGTTCTCGCTGTCGATGCCGCATCGAGTATTTGAGGCAGCAATTCCCAGCAGTAGGCGTGTAGTTTTGCCACTATCATCAGACAAGATTCATTTCTCTTGTGGCAAAAATTCTCTATGTAGGTGATGCCTTTGTCCAGACGGGCTTTGGGCGAGTGGCCGAATATCTCCTCCCTGCTCTAGCAAAAGAGCATGACGTGCATGTGCTTGCAACAAACTGGCACGGGGATTACCACGAAGATGCCGTCAAGTACAAGAGCTATCCAGCAATGACTCACGGCTCTGATCCGTTTGGCTCCCATCGCATTGGCGAGATGGTGCAAAGGATCAAGCCAGATTTGGTGTGGGTGACCAATGACCTGTGGATTGGCATCAATCTATGGCAAGCCGTGGAGCAATTTAAGGAGCAAATTGGCTTCAAGTTTTTTGTATACACGCCTATTGATAGCTATGGATTGTTCCCTGAGTTAAACGAAACAGTTAAGGAGTGGGATGGCCTCGCCACCTACACAGAATTTGGCAAGCAGGAGCTGATCAAGATGGGCTATGAGAAGCCCATCCACATCATTCCCCATGGCACCGACTTCAGCAAATTCTTTCCTGCCGACCGTCTTGAAAGTCGCAAGAAACTGGGAGTTCCTGAGGATGTGTTCATTGTGTTCAATGGCAACAGGAATCAACCGCGCAAGCGCATTGATTTGACGATCAAGTCATTTGTAAAGTTTGCCAAGGATAAGCCTGATGCACGTCTCTGGCTCAACATGGGCGCCAAAGACATGGGATGGGAGGTGATTCCACTCCTGAAAAGGGTGGCGCGTGATGAAGGCTACGACCCAAAGGGCAAGCTGATTCTCACAAGTCCTAATTTCTCCACTGATAACTGCCTTTCCATTGAGCAGCTCAATTTAGTGTATAACGCGGTGGATATTGGCATTAACACTTGCATTGGCGAGGGCTGGGGCTTGGTGAATACAGAACATGCTGCTACGGGCGTTGCACAAGTGGTGCCTGACCATACAAGTCTGAAGGAAATCTTTAATGGCGTGCCGCGCATTAGCTGCAATGCTTCGGAGACGGATAGGAACTATGGACTAGAGCGGATGCTGCCTGATCCTGATAGTGCCGTTGAATTGCTCAATAATTATTACGAAAATCGTGATGCTTTGAAGAGCGATGGACAATGGTGCTACGACCGCATCCATGAAAAGCAATTCACATGGCCTGCGATTGCCAAGAAAATGCTGAGCATCGTAGATGAAACATTAAATAAAAAGAATGAAGCATTTAAAGGGTTTGGCGCTCCTGCAAAAATTGGTTGATCATCATGAACATTTCGCAAATTTTCCTTAGCGACACTGACAAGGAACTGTCTCCGTTTCTACAGCACGCCACTGGCACGGTTAAGAGCGCCTTCCCAGACGCTGACCACACCATCTACAACAAGGAGAGTCTCCGTCAATTCATTGCAGACAATTACGATGCGGAGGTGCTTTGGGCTTATGACACTCTGAGGCCTTATTCATACAAGGCTGATCTCGGTCGTTTTTGTTTGCTGAATAAGCTTGGCGGCTGGTACATGGACATTGGCATCAGGATGGTCAATTCTGTGGAGGTTGGCCCTCGCATTAAGATGCTGGCATTCAGGGACATCCAGCGCTTTAGTTTCACTTCCTGGGCATGTGCCACCACCGTTCTCTATTCGCAAACAGAGAATGCTGCACTCATGACTGCCATTCGTCTCATTGTGCAGAACTGTCGTGAGGAATACTATGGCATTACGCCATTGTGCCCCACTGGACCCACGCTTCTTGGGCAAGCTTTAGCAATGAACAGGGGTCAAGCTGATTTCGTTTATGGCGATTATTTCGAGCTAACACCTACGCACGAGCAGAAAAATCGTGCATTCGTGCTGCCCGATGGCACGATCATGGCATGGAGCAAACCCTCTGGCGGCGGCGATCTCACTGGTCTTGGCGCAAAGGGTGTAAATAATTACAACGAACTGTGGGCATCTCGCGCAATCTATGGAAACCAGTAATTTGCCAGTGATTTACGCGGTGGCGATGGCAGACATGCCAATGCGCTATTCATCTGCCTTCCCATTGAAAATTATCATTGCACATGCCTGTAGCCTTTCTACGGATAGGCGTTCAGAGCTTGCAATGGCAGGGTGCTTGTTTGATGACGACTGCGACAATGATATTTCTGCATTGAATCCTTGGTGGGGAGAACTGACTGCCTTGCACTGGCTAATGCAGCAGTCGCCTGAAGGGATCATTGGCAATGCTCAATATCGTCGCTTTTGGGCGGACAATTCGCTTGCCACTGTCGCTCCGAACGCTTTGTATCTCTCCGAGCCATGCATGTTTCCCTGCTCAATGGCCGATCAGTTTAGGGGAGGGCACAGGTTCCCTGGCGTAGAGCTGACGATGGAGGTGGCAAGACAAGAAGACTTTCCGTTCTCGGAAGCTGAAATGGCGCAGGTGTGGCGCTCTAATCGCTTTCAGGGCGGGCCCATGGCCGTTGGTTCGTGGCCTCTCTACCAGAAGCTCATGAGCGTACTATTTGACTGCCTGTGGCCTATATGGCAGGCTTACGGAGATGACATTCAAACATTGCAGGGCTATGATCAGCGAGCAATGGCTTTCCTCTCAGAGCGCTTGCTGTCTGGCATTGTTCTAATGCAGGATAAATTCCTGCCAGAAACAACTTTACGGACCATTCCCCTTCATTACATTGCACCTTGAACATGACGCAAACTCTTCTTGACTTGGGCACGCAGCCATTAGTAAATAATTTGTGCCATAGCGAGCAAGAATCAATGGAGGCAGAACAGTTTCCATTGAAGGCAGTTGTCGAGGAAGATTTAACTATTCATCTGGATTATGCAGTTGATCCAGAGATTTTATACAAGCACTATCTCTATAGGAGTGGAGTTAGTCAGCCATATATTGACCATTGCAAAGAGCTCTATAAAAGCATCTGCCACCTTAATTTGTCCACCGTTATTGACGTGGGTGGTAATGATGGCACATTGTTAAATGCTTTCCGTGAGGCATCTACAGAAAGCGAGCTTTGGAGCGGAGTAAAGCCAACGCGCTTTATCAATGTAGACATGGGACAGAACCTGCGAGAAGTGAACGAGCAGGCAGGAAATGAATTTGTGTGTGGACAATTCAATGATCAAATGGATCTGCCAAAGGCTAATTTAATTGTCTCCACTAATGTATTTCAGCACACCAAGGATGTCCATGCTTTTATGCGTGGCATTGTTAAATTCCTAGATGGCGTGTGGGTGTTGGAATTTCCTTATACTTTGGAGACTATTGTTACGGGTCAATTTGATCAATTTTATCACGAGCATTATTACTACTGGCTCATCTCTCCATTGGAAAAATTGTTTAAAGAATATGGGCTAAGAATTGTTGCATGTCTTCCTCAATCTATTCATGGTGGCACAATGCGACTTTGGATGACCAACAAGGAACTCGGTGCGCCAGCGTTAGATTTATCTGCTATTAAAAAGAAAGAGCAAGAGGCTATTGAGCTATGTAATTTTAATCAAACTATCGCTAATTTACGCTCCTATTTTGATCGCGTTTTAGCCACTAAAGAGCTTGGAAAAATTTGTTTCTTTGGCGCTGCAGCAAAGGGATGCGTATTCTTGAATGCTCTTAATTTGAATGTCAATACGATGGGCAAGACAGTAGTTGTAGATGACACTATTGAAAAGCAAGGGCTCTATGTTCCTGGCGCTGGCTTTCAAGTGGTTGATAGAAGTGCTTTGAAAGATTACGATACAGTTATCATTCTTGCCCATAATTTTGCGGATTACATTGAAGCATCTTTGCGAAAAGACTTTGATGGTCGCATTATGACACTACTTCCCATTGCAAATGACAAATAAAAAGCTGATTATTGTTTACCATTTGTTCCAAGCTCATAATTGGGAGCAGTTATTTAGCGAGCAAATGGGACTGCTCTTCATGAGCGGATTGATGGACAATGCTCGTTTAACTATTTCAGTGAATGGGGCGTCTCCTGTGCCATCAATTGGTCATGAAACAATTTACAGAACAGAAGGTTTTTCTGAAAAGCCATCTTTGCTATTGGCCAGGCAATATGCAGAAGAATTTCCTGATTCACAAATTCTTTATTTCCATAGCAAAGGTATTTCACACCCCACTAAAAATCAAGACGATTGGCGCATGATGATGCAGCATTTCATCTTGGTGAAATGGCGAGAAGCCGTCGCTTTGCTTGATGATTACGATGTGGTGGGTGTCAATTGGAGAACATTTCCAGTGCCACATTCATCTGGCAATTACTGGTGGGCCAATGCTTCATTTCTGCGGAAGCTGGACCCTGGCTTCCTGAATGATCATGATCGCATGAGTCAAGAATTTTGGATTGGCTCTGTCGATGGCAAAATTGCCAACATGCATGAAACCAATTTGGACCACTACAATCAAGCCTGTCCCTCTAGTAGCTACTGCACTTCTTATTTCACGCCATGAACCTCCGCGAAATTATTGCTCATTACGACATCAATGGTCACGAAAAGGATGGTGGCACCGACAAGGACACCTTCCATTCATACATTGAAATGTACGAGCATTTCCTTGCCCCGTTGATTGACAAGCCTGCGGTGGTGGCGGAAGTTGGCATTCAGTATGGTGGTTCAATGCTCCTATGGCAGGATTATCTGCCGAAAGCAAAGTTTATCTATTTAGACAATGTTGATATTGTCCACCCCAAGATTTATGACAGTCTTGATTTAAAGCGTTCCACAATCTTATTTCAAGACGCTTATACGGAAGCAGCAGCCGCAAAAGTTAAAACATTGGCGCCTAAGGGGATTGATTTGATTATTGACGATGGCCCTCACACGCTGGAGAGCCAGTGTCAATTTCTTTCTCTTTACTTGCCATTGCTTGCTAAAAACGGTGTGGCAATCATCGAAGACGTACAAAGCATCGACTGGTTCTCTTCTCTTGAACAGTACGTTCCGAAAGGGTTTACCTTTGAAACCATTGACTTGCGAGATGTGAAGGGACGCTATGATGACTTAGTGTTTACGGTGGTAAAAGAATAACCATCGTTACTAAATAAAACAATGGAAGATCGTGGTGACGCGGCAATGCCTAAAACTAAAAAAGCAAAGCAGGCAAAGATTGCCAAGGTGATGCGCGAGTTTAAGGCTGGCACTCTTAAGGGCAGCGATAAGAAGCCTGTTACTAATAGGAAGAAAGCGATTGCCATTGCTTTGTCCGAAGCTGGTATGTCAATGAAAGACAAAAGCGACGCCTACATTGATGCCTATATTGACACCATGCTGTGTATGGAAGTAGAAGACCCTGAAGAGGAAGGGATGGAAGAAGAAGGCATGGAAGAAGAAGGCATGGAAGAGGAAATGGATGGCTCCTGCGGAAAAAAGCGCTAAGGGGAGACGCTGAATCGTTTTCCCCTCCATCGTCTGTGCGGGCCGCAGCGCGTCGTGGCTTGGAGCTGCGCAAGAAGCATGGGAAAGGCGGCCTGACGACACAGGAGGCTGGTAAACAGGGCATTGGTAGTGGTGTGGCGCGAGCTGGGGATCTTGCTGGTGGCAGCGGCATCAGCTTTGCCACGATCAAGCGAATGGCGGCATTCTTTTCTCGCCATGAAAAGAATAAAAGTGGAGGAGAGAACGATGCTGGTTACATTGCCTGGCAATTATGGGGAGGAGATGCTGGTAGGGCATGGGCTTCACGGATCATTAAGATGGTGGAAAGTCGTCAATCAAAACAGTGAGCGAGTACGTTCGGGTAATTGAAGAAGAGGAAGATGGCATTGGCGTGATGAAAGCGCTGGCTATTCTTTCGGCAAACGAGCATCGCAATACGTCCCATTGGCGCCTTGTTGAGGAGCAGCATTTTAAAAATGGCCGCTTAGACGAGACGCATATTTTTGTCAAGAATTATTACGAAAAACCTGATGAGCACTTTGAGCCCACTAAGTTTTTAACTTTTGAAGCGGAGGCAATGGCGAAGGCCTATATCATGGAAGGCATTGAAGAAGCCATTCGCTCCACACAAGACGAAGACGACGACGATTAATTTTCTACTGCGGAAACCACAAACGTAGGATAACCGAGCAGGTACAAGATAGAAAGCTGAAAAGCAGAACTAAGAATACGAATTTGGGCGCAGTCAGGGGAAATTTGTCCACGCTCCA